CAAGACTAGCAGTATGCCTAGTCAATCCAAAGTTAATGATGAAACCATTGCAGCGTGGAAGCACCTTGCAGAGAAGAAAAACTGGAGGATTGTTCAACTACCTAACGGGTTCTATCAAACGGAATACAAAGACATTGATTGTCCTTGTGATCCTGAGAAAGATGAGTGCTGTGAAAAATGGTATGACGTCACTAGACGTGAAACAATAGAAGGTGCTGAACAAGCAGTTGATGGTAGTGTAGATCACTACAGTAAAAAACTAGAGTTTGTAAAAGGACCTAAAGTTGTTAAAACATTTAAATAATAACAAAAATATAATCAAATGGAATTTAATCAACCTAGTCAGATTGTCAAGGACTTAAACTTTGGCAATGATGCTAAGAGTAAAGTTATTGATGGTGTAGAAAAGCTTGCAAAAGCAGTAAAATCTACCCTCGGCGCTTCAGGTAAGTGTGTTATATATGAAGATGAAATGGGAAGACCAGTAATTACAAAAGATGGTGTTACCGTAGCTGATTCAGTTATATTAAGAGATCCTGTAGAAAATATAGGAGCTACATTAATCAAAGAAGCATCGAAAAATACAGTGAAAGAAGCAGGTGACGGTACTACTACAGCTATCGTCCTTGCTGAATCGCTAATAAAAACAGTGAATGATCCGCAATATGAGGGTGAATCAATAAGAGATATTAAAAATGGAATCAAATCTTGTAGTGAAAAGGTTAATAAGTACCTTTCTAAACACTCCAAAGCAGTATCTGGTGCTACTCTTAGCCATGTTTCAGCGATAAGCTGTAATAATGACAAAGAATTAGGTGCTATTATTGCTGATGCCTACACAAAAGTAGGTAAAGATGGTGTAGTTTTGATGGAAGAGAGCGAAACAGCTGATACTTACGCTGAAATAGTCGAAGGTGTACAGTTAAAATGCAAGCTTACATCACCACATTGGGTAACAGATAAGGATAGACAGACAGCAGTGCTTGAAAGTCCATACATTTTATGTGTAGCTTCTGAAATACCTAACATTAGAAAGATACAGTCGGTACTAGAACATGTAATTAAGCAGAATAGATCACTATTAATAGTGGCAGAAGTGTCACAGCAGGTAAAATCTGCGTTATTAATGAATAAAGTCAAGGGTAATATCAAGGTTAACATCATTGATCCACCTGGTTTTGGCCCTACAAAACGTGATTCTATTGAAGATTTAGCACTTTTAACCGGATCTAAGGTAATTGACGAAGAATTAGGAGATGACTTAGAGTTAATCCGGCCAGATTGTTTAGGTGAAGTAGTAAAATCTGTGACAGATAGCAGAACTACAGTCCTAACGACTGGCTTATTAAACGAAGATGTCAAAGAAAGAATAAAAGACATCAACGACAAGATAGATAAAGAAAAACAATCTTATATAAAGAAGAGACTGAAGGATAGATTAGCTATTTTATCAGGATCTGTAGGTATTATAAGAGTTGGTGGTAACTCGAAGATAGAGTTAAAAGAAAGAAAAGATAGAGTTGAAGACGCTATATACGCTGTTAAAGCTGCTTTACAAGAAGGTATCGTGCCTGGCGGTGGAGTTGCATTAAAAAACGCAGCTGATAATATAAAACCTGAAAACAATGGCGAAAGAGTACTTATAGATGCTATTACGTCACCTTATTTTACAATACTAGAAAATGCAGGCATAGAAGACTGTGGCTGTCATGATGAAGGTATTGGTATTGATGTTATAACAGGTGAAAAAGTAAACATGATCAAGTCTGGTATCGTAGATCCGGTTTTGGTTACAAAAACAGCGCTAAAAAATGCAGTTAGTGTTGTTTCTACAGTAATTTCTGCAGATTGTGTAATTTCTAATATAAGAGTTGAAAATGCAAGCAGTTAATTATTATATAGTAGTTGAGAAAATAAAAGAAGCACCAACAAAAATTGGTGGCTTAGAACTCACAGATGAAATAACAGATAATAGATACAATAAAGGTAAAGCTATATCTGTAGGTAATTTAGTACAGGGTGTTAAAAGTGATGACATTATCTATTACGACAGACATGCTGGTAATTCTATGCAAAAAGATGATAAAAGTTACCAAATAATAACAGTAAAAGACGTGGTACTGATTGACTAATGCGGTTAACAGCGTCAGATTTAAGAGAAATTCAATTATTTAAGTATTACAGGCTCGTTAGAAAATGGGCTTGTAAAACTTATGACTTAACTGATGCTGATTTAGAACTTTTAGTCTATTTAGATTGCAAATCGCGATTTACACGTAATAATTTTATAGATGGCTCTTACACAATGTCATGGGATAAAAACCGATGGGAGCGATTACGCCGTGAAGGTTGGATCGAAGTGTGGAGACATCGAAACAGAACTACAATCAAATATAGTATATACAAAACCTCATTTAAATGCAGTCAACTTATATCCCGTATATACAGAATCTTACTAGGGGAGGAGGATCTTCCAACATCAGAACGAAACATTTTTTTTAACAACCGGTCATATACTGATAAAGTTTATAATAAAGCTATTGATGATATGATTAAGGACAAAGACAGATAATCATGGGAAAACCAGGACCAAAAGCAATTAATATTTTTCAAAAACTAAAACTAGGTAACAACTCTGTGAAGTCAATGCCTAAGTACAGTACATCACCCGTTAAAAAAGCTTTAAAAGGCAATCAAGACGAATTACCAATGGAATTACAAGCTGCTATTAAAGCTGCACCAGGTAAGAAGTACAAGTCACACGCTAAGCAACAAAAGCTAGTAACTGCAAAAGAAAAAGCAGGTGGTTCTTTTGACAAGCCAGTTGGTACTCCAGCAGGTGCTGAAAAAAGAAAAGCTATAATAGCTAAAGTAAAAAAAGAAGGTGAAGCTAAAATAAGTGCTTCTGCTAAGAAACTTAAAACACCATCTCCTAATAAAATTTTAGGTGCAGTGGCTGGAGCGTTAGGTAAAGCAGTTATAAGCAAAGTAGCAAAAAAAGCAGTAGGTAAAAAGTACAAGAGCCATGCTAAGAAGAAAAAATCAATGGCGTACAAGTTTAAAAGCGATGCTCAAAGAAAAGCGGCTTACGCTAGCGGTTATAAAGGAAAATAGTGGGCTTTAAAATGAAAGGTGCGAATTTTTATAATTCGGATCAAGAAGATACTAATGAAGTTATTAGCTCATTAGATATTATACAAAAAGATTTAGACGAAGGTGTTATGGCCGAAGCGAATCTAGATGGATCAACATACGTAAGTAAAGATGTAGATTTAAATTCGCGTGAAGGTAAAGAAGCCATCGCTCATGAGCAAATACATCACGACCAGATGCAAGGTGGTGATATGTCTTATGACGATGAGTTTGTTTATTGGAAAGGTACTATATACCCAAGAAAAACTATGAACGAAGGATCAAAAGACCTACCATGGGAAAAAGAAGCCTATGAAAAAGAAGGTGATATGTATGATCGAATGTTCACAAACAAATAATTATGCCAGGACTATACGACAAAATAAGAAAAAGTAAAAAGAAAAACTTAGAGCAAGAGTATTTAAACTCTGTTGCTAAGTTTAAAAATGTAAATTCACAATCGGCTTATGGTGGTGGTGAAGCTTTAGCTGATCCCGCTGCTGCAGTAGAAGGTGGTCAAAAAATAAAAGAATCATCTGAGCCAGAAAAAAAGTGTATAGACGGTAAAAACCCTAATACTGGTGAAGATTGTACTGATCCAATAAAAGATGTTACAGAGTCAAGAGATGATATTAATCAAGATCTTGGAGATGAAGAAGGTGGCGGGTTGTTTGGTAAAGTAAAAGGTGGTAGCAAAGTTGGTAACTTTTTAAGAGGTATAGTTGGTAAAAAAAGCTATGAATTAATGGATGCTGCTCCTTTTAAACAAACAGATCCACCAAGTGGCACTGTATCTATAAATAACGAGCTGTATGATTTAGATTACGATGAATCAACAGATGGTACAGGTGATACTTGTCCTCCTGGTTATACAATGAATGCTGACTTGCAATGTGTTCAAGATTCACCAGAAGCTGACGAAGAAAAAGATAATGCTTTTAAAAGTAAGTGTTATAACGAAGATGGTTCAAGAAAACGTGGTGTTCCAGGTTGTTCTTGGGCAGATGAAAATATAGCTGATTCAATACCAGGTGATGATGGTGACGATAGTAATTTAGATTTAGATCCTAGAAAGAAAAAAGAAGAAAAACCAGGTGAAACGTCAAATAACATGGCTTTTGGTAGTCAACTACTAAACAACTGGGGTCAAAACTTATTAGAAGGTAGACAAGAGAGACGTGATAAAAAAGATATTAAAAACGATAAAAGAAGTTTTACTAAAAACGAACAAAAGTTATTTAACGAAGCAAGAAAATCATTAAGAAAAGCTGGTAACTTACCTGGCAGAGGAGATGGTTCTGCTAGAACAGAAGCTATTTATAATGAAATGAATAGATTAAATACACTAGATAAAGATGGTCAAGGAAATGTTGTTAAAGAGGGTGAGGATAATAGAAATATTAAAAGAGACTTTGGTGGTCAAGGTTTTGATGTTGGTGGTGGTAAAATGAATATTAGTGAAATAGCTAGAGATATTAGAACTGGTAGATTATCTTATGATAGTGATGATATACAGAACTTACCTTATGAAGTAAAAGAAAAACTTAGAGATTTATCTGATAATCAAGGTAGATCAGGGGAAAATCAATATAGTGATAAAAAGATTATAGAAACTCCTGAAACTGGTACTGGTAGTTTAGATGCTGATATACCTGAAGCAATTAGAAATCAAGGTAAAGAAGCTATTAAAAAATATCTTGACGAGCAAAAGAAAGGAGCTAACAACTCAAAAATGTTTATGCCAAAAGATGGAGTGTTGAAAAAAGGATTTAAATTAGGTAGAGGTAAACTAAATAGACCAGGGTATTAAAATGAGTGGTGTACTAGCAAAGTTGTTTGGTAAAGCTGGAGGAAGTGTTGTAGATAAACTTGCTGGAGTTGCTGATAGATTTATAAGAACTAAAGATGAAAAAGCAGCGTTTGAGAAAGAGATGACTCAAATAATGATAGATGCCGAAGCTGCAATGCAAAAAAATGTAACCGACAGGTGGAAAGCTGATTTAGAGCACGGAAACTGGTTAACGCGTTCAGTTCGTCCTCTCGTTCTTATATTCCTTATAGTGGCGACCGTGCTCATGGTATTTATAGATAGTGGTTCTATAAACTTTAACGTTGAGGAAAAGTGGACAGATTTACTTCAGCTTGTCCTTATGACCACAATTGGGGCCTATTTCGGAGGTCGAAGTGTTGAAAAATATAAAAAGAATAAATAATGCCTAGAATACAGAATTTACCAAACGATGCGAGTATATCAGCTAACGACAAGTTGCTAGGAACTGATGTCGATGGAACAACAAAAAACTACTTGATAAGTGATGTTACTACTTTTGTAGCTAACAACATGACTACACAATATAAGCACCATCAAAATAATGCGGCGACCACTTGGACGATAACGCATAATTTAGATTTAGAAGATTATTTACCATGTGTGTCTATTAAGTTATCAGGTGGTGGATCTTTTGCAAACATCCAAGCAATGGGTGTTGTGACTTATGTAAATAAAAATCAATTAACAATTTCATTAGCAAATGCTGCTAGTGGATATGCGTACATTAAAAAATAACAAAAACCGCGAGTAGTCTCGCACTTAAACATTAAACAACAAAATTATGGCAATACCTATTTTAAATCACATGGATTTCCAAAAGTCAGCGGAAATCAGAAACGTGAGGCTACACAACCAAGCGGCGAGTGGAGTCACATCACCTGGAGTCGGACAGATAATATACGACAGTGGAACGTTAAAGTTCTATAGTGGAGAAACTAGTGCTTGGGTTGCACTTGGAACCGGAACTGGTTCTGGTACTGTAACCTCAGTAGCAATATCTGGTACCGATGGTATACAGGTTGATTCTGGTTCACCAATTACATCAAATGGTACTATAACATTAGGGTTAAACGCAATAGCTAATAGCAAACTAGCAAACTCTACTGTATCTTACGGTGGTATTAGTTTGTCACTAGGAGGTTCTGACGCTACACCAGCGTTTGATCTTGCAGATGCTACAAACTATCCTACTTCATCATTAACAGGAACAATTAGTAATTCACAACTTGCTGGTTCAATAGCAAACGCTAAATTAGCTAATTCATCAGTTTCATATGGTGGTGTTAGTTTATCATTAGGCGGTAGTGATGCAACTCCTGCTTTTGATCTTGCAGACGCAACTAATTACCCAACATCATCATTAACTGGTACTATTTCAAACTCACAATTAGCAGGATCAATTGCTAATAGTAAACTTGCTAATAGCTCGATAACTATTAATGGTTCAGCTGTTTCATTAGGTGGTTCGGTAAATACGTTACAACTTGGTACAACAGGTTCTACTGCTCTTGCAGGTAACACAGAGGTTGATAATATGTCAGCCGCGAAGTTTAAAACAAAACTAGAAGCTGCTTTTGCAGGTAACGCTGTTAATATTGGTACAAACGCTGATTCAGTAACAGTACCTGGTAATTTTACAGTTGCTGGTACTACTACTTACAAAGATGAAACAATTCAAATTGTTGAAGATAACACTTTAGCATTTAGAGCTGGTGATGGTAATAATCATGAAATAAAACTTACCGCTGCTGATGCATCATCTGATAAAACAATAACATTACCAAACTTATCTGGTCATGTGCCTCTTATGGCTTCAGCTGTAGGTGGAACAATATCTGCATCACCTACCGAAATAAATCAGTTAGATGGTGTAAGTGTTGGTGGTACTGGTTCAGGTGATATCGCAACTATTGACGGTACTCAAACACTTAGCAATAAAACACTAACTACAACTCAAATTACTGAAATATCTAACTTAACCGCTACTGAAGGTGCTCAGTTAGAAAATATTAACTCAGTAACAATTAGTAACGCACAATGGGGTTATTTAGGTGCTGCTACCGCTTTTGGTGGTAGTTTACTGGATGACGCTGATGCTGCTGCTGGTAGATCAACATTAGGTGTTGATGCCGCTGGTACTGATAACTCAACTAACGTAACATTAGTAACTACATCACACGATTACTTATCAATATCTGGTCAAGCAATAACTTTAGCCGCTATTGATCTTACAGCTGATGTAACTGGTGACTTACCAATATCTGAAGGTGGTACTGGTCAATCTACTGCTTCCGCAGCGTTTGGCGCTTTAAAACAAGCTGCTACAACTTCAGCAACTGGTGTTGTTGAACTTGCTACGGCTTCTGAAGTTAAAGCTGGTTCAGGTGCTGGTAAAGTTGTAGATGCAACACAAGTAGGTGCTAGATCAAAAGTTGCAACAATAGATGTTTCTAATGCAACATTTGCTTCAAACCTATATGCTGAAATTCAGCATGATCTTGCAACTGAAGATGTAATTGTCCAACTGTTTGATTCAAGTACAAAAGAAACTGTTTATGCTGATATTGCTAGAACAGATAAATCTAACTCTGCATCAACAAGTAAAATTAAGGTTACTTTTGCTGCAGCGCCAAGCAACGATATTGAAGTTATTATAACTTCTACAGCGGGTGCAGGTGCTGGAACAGTAGTTTACTCTTAATAAATAATTAAAATATAGGCGGTGCGTAAGCACCGTCTTTATTAATTTAATCATAATAATATGGCTATATTTCATCATATAATACAACCTTCTGTTACGGTTACTCATTCAAGTAATACTCACACAGTAGATTTAGACAAACCAGGTAATAATTATTTAGTGTCAATTAATAGTGGCGCTGCCAATGTTATTGCTTTTAGTAATCTAGATGCTTCAAGGGTTGGTAAATCTGGTAATATTATTCTTCAAAACCCAGCAAACGTAAGTAATACAACTATAGCTATGGATCCAGGCGACGCCTATACTCCAGGTGGAAGTACTATAAACTTTAACTTAACAGCATCCGCTACAGCTATAATATCATATTATGTTTACGCATCGAATAAGATACTTTTAAACTATGTAGGTAAGTTTCAATTATTACCTCAACCTTAATATAATAGCATGAGGTGGTTGTGGAATAGAATAGATTTCTGGAATACTACTACTACGTTTAACACGAGTAGGAGTACTAATAGGTTGACTAGCACGTCTAGATCGACCAATACTACATTTAGTACTAGTAGAACGACTACATTTTCTACATCTAAACCAACTAGCACTGTAGTACAAACAGCTAGAAATACTACAACTGTATATAATACTACTAGAACAACTAACACCACAATATCAACCTCAAAGTCAACTACGACACAATACAATACTACTAGAAATACAACAGTATCAACTGATAGGCTGACTAGTACTGTAGTTAGCACGAGTAGATCAACTAATACCACATATGGTACTAGTAAATCTACAACTACAGCTTACAACACTACAAAATCAACAGTAACAGCTTATAACACATCAACTGTAACTAGTTTTGGTACAACAGTACCTACAAGTATAAACACATCGACTGTTTATAACACAACTAGATCAACATTAACTACATTTTCAACAAGTAGATCCACCCAAACAACATATGCAACGAGTAGAAACACTACATATTCAACAAGTAGAATAACTACTAGAACTATAGGTACGAGTAGAACTACTCAAACTGTATATAACACTGTTGTATCAACAAGTAGAATAACTAACACAATAACTATAACTGCGTTTAATACATCGTTCGTTACAGCTTATAATACTTCTACGTCAACATTAACGAGTAGAACTACTACAGTTAGCACTAGTAGACTAACTAGTACTGTCGTGAGCACGTCTAGGACAACTTCTAAGGCAACATCTACTGTTTACAATACTAGTACAACAACATCTAAAAGTACTGCAAGAGACACTACTACAGTTTACAATACAACGTTTAGTACTTTTGTTAGAAACACTATTAATACGTTAATAACGGCTTACAACACAACAACAGCCACTACAACTACATTTAATACGACAAGATCGACACTTACGTCGTTTAATACTACTTATGCTACTAGCAGAAACACAACAGAAAGTAGAAACACAACAACAACGTATACAACTTCTACAGTTTTTAATACCAGTACAGTTACTCAAACAAGTAGAGTAACAACTTACGGTACGTCAAGATCTACAACAACAACATTTGCTACATCTAGAAATACAACTGAAAGTAGAAATACTGTTACAGTATATACAACTAATACAGTTTATAACACAACAACTTCTACAACAACTACGTTTAACACAACAACGTTAACGTCGTTTAATACTATAACTACTTTTTCAACAAGTAAGAATACAGCTACATCTAGAGCAACTACTGTTTCAACTAGTAGATCAACTCAAACAACTTACGGTACGTCAAGAATTACTACCACAAGTAGGGCAACTACAACTATTTATATAACTAATACAGTTTATAATACAACTACGTTGACTACTTTTAATACTACAACTACTTTTGCTACGACTAGAGGCACTGCCACTACTTACGCTACTAGTAGAAGCACGGTAACTATATACTCAACTAGTAGAAATACAACTGAAAGTAGATCAACAACAACATCTAGATCTACTCTCACGGTATATAATACTAGTACAACTACTACTTTTAATACACATTATAACACTAGTACAACAACTGTATTTACGACAAGCACTGTGGTTAGTACAACTAGATCAACATTAACAGCTAGATCTACAAACACAATATATACAACAAGTACTACGTACCTTACAACTAGATATACTGAGTTTAATACTAGTTACAATACTGTTAAATCAACAAGTAGAGGAACTGCAACATCTAGAAGTACTGCTACATCTAGGTCAACAACAACTGCTTACACAACTGTATTTAATACTAGTAGAAACACTGGTGAAAGTAGAAACACAACTACTACATACAATACGTCTAAAAACACTGGCGAAAGTAGAAGTACTACGACTATATACGGAACAGCTACAACTACTACATTTAATACAACATTTGGTACATCTAGAGGTACTAGTCATGGAACAGCTACAGCTACAACTACTACGTTTAGTACTAAATATAATACATCTAGAACTACTACATTTAACACTAGTACAACAACAACAACAACGTACAGTAGTTCATTTAATACATCATTTAACACTAGTAGAAATACGTTAACAGCTAGATCTACAACAACAACTCATACTTACGGTACTTCAAGAAATACAACTACTCATTACAATACCACTCAAGTATTACCAAGTAGAGGAAGAACGAACTCTACTGCGTTCCCATCATCAAACTGTAATAACAGTACGTTCGTAACAATATACATATTGAAAAACAACTCAAGCTCTAGTGCAACCGTTGAAGTTAATGATAACTTATATACAAACTCAAGTGGTTCATCATCTCTAAGTGGAGGTAACTACGGTATATCTCAGAACAATGGTGGTAACGCTGTGAAAGTAGCAACAGTATCAGCATACGGTGGTCTAGTAACTGCAGTTCATAATTGTAACAGTGGCGGTGGCGGTAGAGGCGGCGGCGGCGGCGGTAGTGATCCAGGTGGTGGTGGTGGTATAGATCCATAATGGGTTTTCAAGAAGAATACCAGGACACAAGCTTAGAGTTTGATCACGACAAGATAGTATTTTTTGAATCTAGTCGTGGTCGTGTTTGGCAAGTGATGATGCGTTGGGAAACACCTATAATGAACAAAATAGCCGAGCTATGTGTTAATGAAGGTGATCATGTTTTAGAATGTGGTTTTGGCATGGGAATACTGTCAGATGCTATACAAGCAAGAAAACCATCATCACACACGATATGTGAGAACCATAAAGATATAATACCAAGATTAAGGTCTTGGGCTAAAAATAAATCTAATGTTATATTACACGAAGATAAGTGGATAAATGTAAAAGATAGTGAGTATAGTGTAATATTAATAGATACATACGCAGATGATGATTTGCCAAAATTTAAACAGTTTTGTGAAGCTAAAATGAACAAGGGTTTAGTCAGCTGGTGGAATCACTCTGGTAAAGAAAATATGGGTTGGGACGATGTTAAGTTTTATGATGTTAACATTAAACCACCTAAAAACGCATATTATAATAATTCAATTTATAAAATACCAATTAAAGAACTATGATAGATGAAAGTTTAATAACAGAGTATGATGGAAATAACTTTACGATAAGTAAGGAGGACTGGGTTGTCAATACTGACGGTAGTACTCAAGAAGTTTCTGTTATACAATATAAAAATAGAGTAACTGCCGGTGGTGCTGAAAACTGGGAGCCATGCTTGTCTGCATATTTCAACGATTGTGAAGGGTGTAATGCTAATACTTGTTTTGATAATATAACTTATGGTGATGTTTTAGTTATTAGTTTAGGTTTAGGTTCAATACCTGAATATATACAAAGAAATAAAAACTACACAAGTATTGATGTTATTGAAGAAGATCAACAGTTGATTGATCACGTAGATTGGTTACATAATGATATAAATGTAATAAAAGTAGATGATTTTGAAACATATCAAAATTCTAAAAAATACGATTTAATTATAATAGAGTGCTACGGTGACGTAAGTGAATTTAATTCATCTGGCACAATGAGAGTAAACTATACGCCTCAATTAAAAGATGATGATAGTATAATTATTTGTCCATTCATTAATTTAACATATAGAAATGCCTAATACTAGTACCGCCACGGTTACTAGTTTTAATACTAGTACCGCTTTTTCTACAATTACTCAATATTCTACTGCCACAACGTTCAGTACGAGTAGGAATACTAGTGTGACTACAAATAGAGGTACAACTGAAACATCAGCTACTAGTAGAACCACTACTTTCAACACTGATAGAAATACAACTAGAAGTACTAACACAACAACAACAACTTCTTATACTACATACTTTAACACTAGTAGAGAATCTGGTAGAGCAACTGATGAAAATACTAGTAAATCAACTACAACTGCATATACTACTTCTACTGTTTATAATACAACAAAATCTACACTTACATCATATACTACTTCTACTGTTTATAATACAACTAGAGGAACAGATAAGTCTACCATAACTATTTACGGTACCACAACAACGTTTAATACTACTACTGTATTTAACACTACTTATAACACCTCTACTTTAACAGGTAGAAATACAACTTTTAATACTTCTAAAAATACATTAGAACAAAGAAGTACCACTACAATATATTCTACTACAACTACTTTTAATACTAGTACGCTTACTTCTACTAGTAGAGTAACTTCATATGCTACTCAAAGATCTACGTCTAGAACTACAACTATTTCTACGTCTAAAAATACAACCACAACTTTTACAACTACTACTATATATACTACTAGTACAGTATTTTTAACAGAAAAGTCAACTACAACAGCGTTTAACACCAGTACAACTACTGTTACTACGTTTAATACCACTAGATCTACATCTACTAATAGAAATACAACTTATGCTACTAGCAGGAACACAACTGAGTCAAGAAGTACTATAACTATATTTTCTACGCAAACGTATTTTAATACTTCTACTAATACAACTACTGTATTTAATACTACTACTACAACAGTATTTAATACACTAACAACTTTTAACACAACTAGAAGTACTGGAACGTCAAGAAATACTACAATATCTACAGAAAGACAAACTAACACTACTTACGCTACTAATAGAAACACTACTGAGTCAAGAAATACAACGACTACTTACACTACTAGTACTACGTTTAATACATCAACATTAACTGTAACTGCTTTTAACACTAGTACAACAACTGTTTTCAGTACAACAACTACATTTAGCACAAGTAGAAATACAACAGAACAAAGAAGCACTACCACTGTATATACAACTACTACTACGTTTAATACAAGTACTCTTACTTCAAAAAATACAACTACTACGTTTAATACAACTAGAAGTACTAATACTACGTATGGAACATTTAGAAACACGTTACAGACTGATCAAATATATAGAAACACAAGTAGATCAACAAATACTATAACTATAACTGCTTATACAACGTCTTTTACAACAAGTTTTTCTACAAGTAAAAATACAACAACGTCTTTCACGACAACTTACAACACAAGTACTAATACAACCACTACGTTTAACACTAGTACAACAACTGTATTTAGTACCACAACAGCTTACAACACTAGTACAACAACAACTAGAGGAACTGCTAAAGATACTACGACTATATATACGACTACGTTTAATACTAGTACACAAACGCAAACAACAACAATAACAGCGTTCAATACATCTACAACGTATACAACTACGTTTAATACTAGTACTACTACAACTTTTAATACAGCTACAGCTACAATAACAGCTTTTAACACAAGTACTGAAACTATTACCACGTTTGCTACTAGCACAACAACGTTAACTGTTTATAACACCACAACAGCAACAAGTAGAACAACTTTGTATAATACTAGTACAAGTACTGTAACTACATTTAATACTAGTACAAATACTATAACTGCTTACAATACAACTACTGCTACAGTTACTACATTTAACACGAGCACGAACACGTCAACCGTATTTAATACTACTACATTGACTACATTTGTAACCTCGACGTCTACAACAACTGTTTACAATACTGTAACTGCAACTGTAACCACTTTTGAAACTAGTACAGATACAGCAACTATTTTTAATACAAGTACTAATACAATAACAACGTTTAATACTAGCACTGTTACAGCTTTTAATACGACTACAGCTACTGTTACTACATTCACAACAACGACTACGTTTAACACTACGTTTAACACTACTAGATCAACTAACACAAACTGGTACGATGGTAGTGGTGATAACTTTGGTCAACTTGGTGACGCACCTTTCACTGGTGGTAGGTAGAAAAGCGTAAAAACGTGTAACTATTATAATACTAATAAATTAAATTTAATTATATGGAAATGTTTAATAAAAAAGAGTTAGACTCAAGAATAGGTCCACTCAAAAAAAGCAAAAGTTTATACGACTTAGAGCAAGTAGAAGGTTACTTCAGAAGACGTTGTGCTGAGATCGGTATTGAATGTGCTTACGATGTTATGGCAGAAGAAATGCCATATTTTAAAACACTCGGTTATACTGAGTATGCTGGTAATTTTTACATACAACCTTTAAATTACAAGTTAAGAAACGAGCAAATGATAGAGTCATGGTATGATAAGGAAGAACTTGGTTACCCAACTGTTGATTATGCTTCTTATCTTATTGACAAGGTTGTTAAAAATGATAGTAATAAATATACAGACAGGGATGATGTTACATCAAAATACGAAGCTAAAGATAATTTAGTTGTTTTACCTGGTTCTAATAAAGTTAGAGAAAATGTATGTTTAAATAAACTAAAGTGGATTAAAAAAGAACATGGAGATAATGTGTACTTTAAGCCACATCCAATAACAACACATCAAATTATTGGTGAGTTAAAAGATTTTTTTGGTGAAGAGTGTATACTACCAAGAAACGCAGATATGTATTACTTTTTACAAAAAGCTAAAAACGTATATACAACACACATAAGTGAAAGTGCTGTTTACGCGGCTGTTTTAGGTAAAGCGATACAACCAATTGATGTTTGGAATAATATACAAAGAGGATCTTTTTATTGTATAAATAATCATGTTTTTAGAAATCAAGTACAAGCAAAAAAGTTTATTAATTTTTGTTTCTCAAGTTACAAGTCAGGTATTATAAATCCTGAAGTTGATAAAAACTGGAAGAAAAAAATAGATGATTATTTAGAGTGGATAATGTTTAAAAGAGAAACGTATAAAAACTGGTACTTAGCATCAGAAGTAAAAAAGAAGTAAAAAGCGTGACAATTGCGTAATAATATAAAAGTAAACTAAAATTAAATAAAATGGCAAAAAAAGCAACAAAAATAACAAAAGACGAATTAAAAAGTATTCAAGATAAAGTAGGTCAAATAAATAACTTACAAATGCAAATAGGTGGGTTAACTGTTCAACAAAGCAAAGCTGTTGAAATGTTAGGAAGCTTGCAAACAGAATTAAATGTAATACAAACTTCATTAGAAAGCAAATACGGTAAAGTATCTGTTAATATTCAAGATGGTAGTTTGAAAGAAATACCTGAAGAAAATGGATCACTTAATTAGAAAAATAAGCATAGGTAAAGACTATAAGAACGATGCCATGCATTATGCTGTTGGTCAAGAAGTGTATGGAGGTCATACTATTGAACATATAATCGAAGAAGAAACTAAGTTTAGTATATTGATAAAGAAAGCGGATGAAGTACTTCCTTGGAAAGACTTTAACAAGAACATGGCAATATCTGTAGAATATAACCTTGAATATTAATGAAGACAGTATTTAATTATATTGTAAAACCATTAAACGAAAAAAGATACCAAAACACACTACCTGTCGGTGACAAAGAGTTAATAGTTAATACTGATAACTTTGACCACAGGTATGTGAATAGGTTTGCTAAAGTTGTTGGAATACCAGCTAATATTGAAACACCAATAAAAAAAGGAGACATTGTTGTAGTACATCACAATGTTTTTAGAAGGTGGAAAGATATGAAAGGTATAGAAAAAAACAGTAAGTCATATTATAAAGATGATATGTGGTTTGTTGAGAACGATCAGATATTTTTATATAAAAGATATTGTTGCTGGGTTGCAAACGATACTTTTTGTTTTGTAAAGCCAATAAAAGCAAAAGATCCATTAAGCGTAGAAAAAACAGAACCTTTAATAGGTTTTATGTCTTATCCTGATAAAAAACTACAAGACGCTGGTATAAAAGCAGGTGATCTAGTAGGTTTTAAACCAAATACTGAATATGAGTTTGTTATAGATGGCGAACTATATTATAGAATATTCAGTAACTCAATTACAATTAAATATGAACATAAAGGAGACGAAGAAGAATATAATCCAAGCTGGGCAAAAGGCAGTTGAGGAATTAATTAAGGTTGCTAAGGAACCTATTGTTGATAGTGATGATGATATATCTGCGGATAGATTAAAAAATGCTGCAGCCACAAAAAAGCTAGCTATATTCGATGCTTTTGAAATATTGACTAGAATACAAGAAGAAGAAGCTATATTAAATGATAAACCTGTAGAAAAGAAAGAAAGCACTTTTAAAGGTTTTGCTGAAAGAAGATCTAGATAATGGCTTACCAACAAGATTTAATAAAGGTTGTTGAACCTATTAAGATAAATACTATAAAAAGGCTTAATAAGAAAAAAGCTTGGCAATACGGTTATAATAAAGAACATGATATTGTTGTAATTAGTAAAACAGGTCAAATAGGTGAGATATATGAAATACAAAACTTTCAAATAGCTTTACCACCAGAACCTAAAAAAGTACATAGGTTTGATAGTGACAAATGGGAGATAACTAATCAACCAAAAGCATTACAAAGAATTAAAACTATATTTGACTGGAGAGAATATCCAGGTGATTTTAAAAATCAGTATGTAGATTATATAGACGAAGAGTTTAAGCGAAGAGAAGAAGGGTTTTGGTATTACAGCAAAGGTGTACCAATTTATATTACCGGTACTCATTATATGTATTTACAATGGAGTAAAATTGATGTAGGTAATCCTGATTTTAGAGAAGCTAATAGGTTGTTTTATATATTTTGGGAAGGTTGCAAAGCAGATAAACGATGCTACGGTATGTGCTATCTTAAAAATAGACGATCTGGTTTTTCGTTTATGGCTTCAGGTGAATTAGTAAACCAAGCTACAATATCAAGTGATGCTAGGTTTGGTATATTATCAAAAACTGGTCCTGACGCAAAGAAGATGTTTACTGACAAGGTTGTACCAATATCAGTTAACTATCCTTTCTTTTTTAAACCGATTCAAGATGGTATGGATCGACCTAAAACAGAATTAGCATATAGAGTGCCAGCTAGTAAGTTAACTAGAAGAAAAATTGAAGCTGGTAGTAATGATAATGACTTACAAGGACTAGATACAACTATTGACTGGAAAAACACTGGTGATAATAGTTATGATGGTGAAAAGCTTAAACTACTAGCACACGATGAAAGTGGTAAATGGGAAAGACCAAACAATATATTAAATAACTGGAGGGTCACAAAAACAACACTACGATTAGGTAGTAGAGTTATTGGTAAGTGTATGATGGGTTCAACATCAAATGCTTTAGATAAAGGCGGTGACAACTTCAAAAAACTTTATAGAGATTCAGATGTCACAAAAAGAAACCGCAATGGACAGACTAGCTCGGGATTATATAGTTTGTTCATACCTATGGAATGGAACTACGAAGGCTTCATTGATTCTTATGGGTTACCTGTATTCGAAACGCCAGACAAAGAAGTATTAGATCCTTTTGGTGATTTTATTGATATAGGTATATTAGAACATTGGCAAAACGAAGTTGAAGGTTTAAAACACGATGGAGATGCTTTAAACGAGTTTTATAGACAATTTCCAAGAACTGAAGAACATGCTTTCAGAGACGAGACACAAAACAGTATATTTAATTTAGCAAGAATATACGAGCAGATAGATTTTAATGAAGAAGCTGGTGCTCAAAACAATATAACTAGAGGTAACTTCCAATGGGTTAACGGTATAAAAGATAGCAAAGTTATGTTTTATCCAGATCCAAAAGGTAGGTTTAAAATAACCTGGACACCACCAGTTCATTTACAAAACAATGTAAAAGAAGATAGAGGTAGAAAATATCCTGGTAATGAACACATGGGTGCTTTTGGTTGTGATAGTTACGATATATCAGGTACTGTTGACGGTATGGGATCAAAAGGTGCTTTACATGGTTTAACTAAGTTTAGCATGGAAGATGCACCTGCAAATCATTTCTTTTTAGAATATATAGCAAGACCACAAACTGCTGAGATATTTTTTGAAGATGTATTAATGGCTTGTGTATTTTATGGTATGCCTATACTTGCTGAGAACAACAAACCAAGATTATTATATTATTTTAAACGTAGAGGTTATAGAGCATACTCAATGAATAGACCTGATAAAGTTTGGAATAAATTATCAGTAGCAGAGAAAGAAGTAGGTGGAATACCTAATTCAAGTGAAGACATAAAGCAAGCACATGCAGCTGCTATTGAAATGTATATACAGAAAAATGTTGGTATACAGAGCGATGGATCTCACGGTAGCTTATATTTTAATGAAACATTAAATGACTGGGCTAAGTTTGATATAAATAATAGAACAAAACACGATGCTTCTATAAGTACGGGTTTAGCTATTATGGCTTGTAACAGACATTTATATAGTCCGAGTGCTGGTAAACAAACAACAAAACTAAATATAAAGATAGCTAAATATAAGAATAAAGGAACGCTATCAAAATTAATAACAGAATAATATGGCTGAATCAATAATAAAAGATCATTTTCCTAGTCAAGTAGCTAGCGATATGGAGAAAATGAGTCCAGAATATGGACTTAAAGTCGCTAAGGCTATTGAAGACGAGTGGTTTAAAAGAGACGGCGTTACTTATAGGTTTGCTAGCAATCAAGATACTTTTAATAAGTTAAGGTTATATGCTCGTGGAGAGCAATCTGTACAAAAATATAAAGATGAGTTATCAATTAATGGTGACTTAAGCTATTTAAACTTAGACTGGAAACCAGTACCTATCATACCTAAATTTGTAGATATAGTAGTCAATGGTATAGCAGAAAGAGTTTATGATATAAAAGCATACTCACAAGATCCTTTTGGTGTTAGTAAAAGAACAGCTTATATGGAGGATTTAATGATCGATATGAAGAATAAAGATCTTAACGAGTATACTCAAGCTGCTTTTGGTGTAAATATAATACAAACACCAGAAGAACAATTACCTGATAGTAAAGAAGAGTTAGAATTACATATGCAGCTTTCTTATAAACAAGCTGTTGAGATAGCAGAAGAACAAGCTATATCTACTATAATGAATGGTAATAAATACGAGCTTACTAGAAAAAGATTTTACCGTGATCTAACTGTTTTAGGTATTGGTGCTGTTAAAAATTCATTTACTACATCTGAGGGTGTTAAAATTGATTATGTTAATCCAGCTAACTTAGTTTATTCATATACAGAAAATCCATACTTTGACGATGTATACTATATTGGTGAAGTAAAAACAATACCTGTAAATGAATTAGTAAAACAATTTCCTGATTTAACACAAGGTGAACTAGAAGAAATAGCTGGTCAAAGTTTAAGGAAAACAGGACATTATACTTCATCAATGCAATTTGATGAGTTAGATAAGAATATGGTTCAGGTTTTATACTTTAACTGGAAAACATATGCTAAAGAAATTTATAAAGTAAAAGAAACAGCTTCAGGTGCTGCTAAAATTATTGTTAAAGATGAAAGCTTTGATCCTGTAATGGATATAGAGTTAGAACAAAGATTTGGTAAACTAGAAAAACAAATTGAAGTGCTTTACGAAGGCGCTATGATTTTAGGCACAGATAAGCTAATAAAATGGGAACTAGCTAAGAATATGCTAAGACCTAAGAGTGATTATACAAAAGTTAAAATGAACTACAATATAGTTGCTCCAAGAATGTACAAGGGTAAAATTGAATCATTAGTTGGTAGAATTACAGGTTTTGCTGATATGATACAAATAACCCATTTAAAACTACAACAAGTGTTATCGCGAATGGTACCTGACGGCATATATATGGATGCTGATGGCCTAGCGGAAATAGATTTAGGTAATGGTACTAACTATAATCCACAGGAAGCTTTGAACATGTTTTTCCAAACAGGTTCGATTATAGGTAGATCTATGACATCGGAAGGTGATATGAACCCAGGAAAAATTCCTATTCAAGAAATTCAATCTGGGGCAGGTGGTGCAAAACTACAGTCATTAATTCAGACTTATAATTATTATCTTCAAATGATAAGAGATGTCACCGGTTTAAATGAAGCAAGGGATGCTAGCACGCCAGACGCGAAATCACTAGTTGGTGTACAAAAAATAGCTGCTGCAAATAGTAACACTGCTACGAGACATATATTACAAGCAGGATTATTTTTAACAGCTGAAACAGCTGAAGGTGTATCGTTAAGAATATCTGATATTATTGAATACTCACCTACAAAAGAAGCATTTATACAACAAATAGGTTCTCATAATGTAGCAACGTTAGAAGAAATGGCTAACTTACATTTATATGACTTTGGTATATTTATTGAATTAGAACCAGATGAAGAAGAAAAACAGTTACTAGAAAACAATATTCAAATGGCTTTAACTCAACAAAGTATAGAGTTAGAAGATGCTGTTGATCTTAGAATGATTAAAAATGTTAAGCTAGCTAATCAATTGTTAAAGATTAGAAGAAAGAAGAAACAAAAGAAAGATCAAGAGATACAGCAACAAAACATTGAAGCACAAGCTAAAGCAAATGCAGAAGCTCAACAAGTAGCTGCACAGGCTGAAGTTCAAAAGAATCAAGCTATTGTTCAGTCTCAATTACAGTTAGAAGAAGGTAAGTTTCAACTTGAATCACAAAAAATGATGCAAGAGGCAAAACTTAAAAAATCACTAATGGCTTATGAGTTTCAACTTAACATGCAGTTAAAAGGTATCGAAGAAGAAAAGGTCGATAAAAAAGAAAAATACAAGGAAGATCGTAAAGATGAAAGAACTAGAATACAAGCTAGTCAACAATCTGAGCTAATCGACCAAAGAAATAGTGGTAAACCACCTAAAAAGTTTGAGTCTACAGGTAATGATAACTTAGGCACAGGCTTTGATCTAGGACAGTTTATCCCTAGATAATTTGTTTAATTTTATAATATTATATTATGGCTAATAAAAAAGAAGAAAAGGTAGTTGAAGAAGTTCAACCAACCAAAACAAAAGCAAAGGAAGTTAAGGAACAAGTAGAATCAGAGGGTGGCAATATGAAAGCACCTGCTAAAAAGAAAGCTACTAAACCTAAAAAACTTACCTCACAAGAACCTACAATATCAAAAGTAGATTTAAGTGAAAAGAAAGAAGAGCAACCAAAAGATGATGTTGCTAAAGTTGATTTAAGTAAAAAAGAAGAACCTGTAGAACAAGTTAAAGAAGAGGTTACTCCTGAAGAAACAACAGAGGTAGAAGATACACCCGTTGTTGAGGAGATAACTGATGAAGAAGTTGTTGAGCAGAAAGTAGAAGAAACAAAAGAAGAAGTTGTTGAAGCTATTGAAGAAGCTAAACAAACAGGAGATCCTTTACCGGAAAATATTCAAAAAGTTGTAGACTTTATGAGTGAAACTGGTGGAAGTCTTGAAGAATACGTTAGATTAAATCAAGACTATAATAATTACGATGAAAATCAATTATTAAGAGAATACTACAAACAAACTAAACCACATCTTACTGATGATGAAATTAGTTTTGTTATGGAAGATCGTTTTTCTTACAACGAAGACGTTGATGAAGAAAAAGATGTTCGTAGAAAGAAATTAGCATTGAAAGAGCAAGTTGCTGATGCTAAGAACCATTTGGAAGGTTTAAAATCCAAGTACTATGCGGAAATTAAAAGCGGAGTTAAGTTAACTTCAGATCAACAAAAAGCTGTAGATTTCTTCAATAGGTATAACAAAGAGCAAGAAGGTGTTCAACAAAGATCGGATGTTTTTAATAAGAAAACTAACGAAGTTTTTACTGATCAATTCAAAGGTTTTGAATATAGTATTGGTGAAAAAAGATTTAGGTTCAATGTTAAAGACGTAGATAAGGTTAAAAATAACCAAAGCAATATCAATAATTTTGTAAAACCGTTTTTGAATAAAAACAACGAAATGGATAATGCTAAGGCTTATCATAAATCATTATTTACTGCTATGAACGCAGATGCGGTAGCAAATCATTTTTACCAACAAGGTAAAGCAGATGCTATGAAAGAAAGTGTTGCCAAGGCGAAAAATGTAAATATGGACCCAAGACAACAGTTTACTGGACAAGTTGAAGCTGGAGGTATGAAGGTAAGAGCGATCACTGGTGATAATGCTAACAAGCTTAGAGTTAAAATTAAAAAATAAGTTTAACAATTAAAAATTAAAAATTATGCCTTTTTCGAGTTCAGGTGCTTACTTAGCACATTTAACTCCGCGTCCTACACAAGATGTATATAATGATAACTATTTATCATTTGATAGTGCATCAGGTGGCGGAACATTCGCACAACAATTTTTACCAGAAATCTACGAAAAAGAAGTAGAAAGATACGGAAAGAGAACAATCTCTGGTTTCTTAAAAATGGTAGGAGCTGAAATGCCAATGGCTTCAGATCAAGTAATTTGGTCGGAGCAAGGAAGACTACACGTTGCATATAGCGACGAAGTAACAGGAGAGTCTGCAAACATTAACAATGCTGACGGTAATTCAATTACTATTCCATTAGAAGCTGATGGAACTAGCTTAATCAAAAACCACGATACTATCGTAGTTTCTAACTTAGCTGGTACTAAAGTTTTAAAATGTTTAGTAGTTAATAACGGTGGTACTGCTAATATTACAGTTGCTCCTTACACACAAAGAAGATTATCAGGAAATAACGATGCTGGTGCAAACACTGGTGGCGTTAACTTTAGTAATTCTGAAGACGTGAAAATCTTTGTTTACGGTACTGAATACATGAAAGGATCTAGCGGTTTAGCTGGTTCTATGGATGCTAAGTTTACTCAGTTTAGCAACAGACCTACTATCATGAGAGACAGATACAGAATCTCTGGTTCTGACACTGCTCAAATTGGTTGGGTTGAAGTTACAACTGAAAACGGTGCTTCTGGTTATTTATGGTACTTAAAATCTGAGCATGAAGCTAGATTAAGATTTGAGGATCAAATGGAAATGGTAATGATCGAAGGTGAGCAAGTAAATATGCCTACTGGACATACATACCAAGGAACTGGCAACTTCGCGGTTGGTGGTACTCAAGGATTATTCTCTGCTTTAAATGCAAGAGGATTAGTATGGACTGGAACTGATTTTGATCAGGTAGCTGGTTCTGCTCCTTTCGCTCAAGGTGGTTTAACTGAGTTTGATACAATTCTACAAGAATTGGACAAGCAAGGTGCTATTGAAGAAAACATGATGTTCTTAAATAGAGCTACGTCTCTAGAAATTGACAACATGCTAGCTTCAATTAACTCTGCTTCTGCTGGTGGATCATCTTACGGTGTATTCAACAACGATGAGGATATGGCGCTTAATTTAGGTTTCTCTGGTTTCAGAAGAGGTTCTTATGACTTCTACAAAACTGACTGGAAATACTTAAATGACTCTGTAACAAGAGGACTAGTAAGTGACGTAGAAGGAGTTATTGTACCTGCTGGTACTTCAACTGTTTATGATGAAAATCTTGGAAAAAATATATCTAGACCGTTCTTACACGTAAGATATAGAGCTTCTGAAGCTGATGACAGAAAATTCAAATCTTGGATTACTGGATCAGTTGGTGGTAGCTATACAAGTGACGCTGATGAAATGGTTGTAAACTTCCTTTCAGAAAGATGTTTATGTGTTCAAGCTGCGAATAACTTCGTATTATTGAAGCAATAATATCACATTATTAAAAGCAAAGGGAGCTTCGGCTCCCTACGCTTTTATTTTTATAAACTATTAAATTATATTATATCATGGACAAAGTATATTTATTAAAAGGGGCTCAACAGCCACCTGTAGTTACACTACAATCAAAGCATACAAGAAGAAAACCTTTACTTCATTTTGATAAAGAAAAGGGACATCAACAAGAATTAAGGTATGCAACTAACCAAAAATCACCTTTCGTTGAAGAACAAAAAGGTGTTGCAACATTAGGTCATATTTCATTTAGATCAGGAAAATTAATTGTTCCTGAAACTAAACCTAACCTGATTAAATTCTTAGAATTACATCCATTAAACGGAACGTTATTCTTTGAGTATAAACCTGTTGAAATAGCAACAAATCAAGTCGATGCAATTGAGTTAGAGTTTAACGCTTTAAGTTTAGCTAAGAAATTAGAAATAGACGACTTAGAAGCAATAATGAGAGTTGAATTAGGTAGTAAGGTTAGAAAAATGTCAAGCAAGGAAATTAAAAGAGATGCTTTGATGTTTGCAAAAAGAAAACCTTCTGCATTTATTGAACTAGCTGGAGATGATAACGTTCAACTTAGAAACGTTGGTATTAAAGCAGTTGAAGCTGATATTATCAAATTATCTAATGACAACAGAAAATTCACATGGGCAAGTAACGGTAGAAAACTATTTACAGTACCATTTGAAGAACATCCATATTCAGCGTTAGCCGCTTGGCTAAAAACTGATGAAGGACTAGAGGTTCTTAAAACATTAGAAAAAAGATTAAAATAATAATCATTTATAGAGGTGGTCATCTCTATAGGTGACCACTTACTATAAAAAAGAAATTATGGCAGTAAATATAAACACAGTTTATCAAAGAGTATTAGCAATTGCTAACAAAGAGCAAAGAGGATATATTACGCCTCAGGAGTTTAATCTATTTGCCAACCAAGCTCAGATGGATATATTTGAGCAATATTTTTATGATCTAAATCAGTTTGGTAGAATATCAGGTAATGATACTACTTATGCTGATATGATAGATTTAATAAATGAAAAAGTAGATATATTTGAAAGATTCAGAGCAGCATTAACAGATCTTTCAGCTGCAGGTATTGGTACTTGGCCAGCATACTACAGAATGGGTGAGGTATATTATAAATACAAAGGTGATTATATTGAAATAGAAAAAATAAATCAAAATCAAATTCACCATATACAAAACGCTCCATTAATAGCACCAACCGTAACACGACCGTGTTATGTACAATTAACAGAACAAACTTTTCAAACCTTTCCAACTATAACTGTAGAAACAGATATATTTTTTAATTATATAGCTAGACCAAGAGCTGTCAACTGGGGTTATGTTATAAACACAGCTAATGGATCTGCATTGTACAACGCTAACACTTCTGCAAATTTTGAACTACATGCGTCAGAAGAAACTGAGTTAGTTATAAAGATATTAGAACTAGCTGGTATACAAATCAAGCAAACTGATCTATATCAAATAGCTGCTCAAGAAGAAGCACAAAACACACAACAAGAAAAACAATAAGATATGCCACTATTAACAGGAACTAATGAACAATATTATGCTAACCAGCAGACATTTGAAAACGCTAATGGTAGTATAACTGGATCTAGTAATGAGTTTAGATTAACCTTTGATCCTTTACCAGCTACTGAGGCTGACTTTCAAATATTTATAGATGGTGTAGAACAAAACACTAACACTTATGTTTATACTGCTACTGGTAGTAACTCAGGTCGTATAGTGTTTGATACAGCACCAGCTAATGGTGTTATAATAATAGTTAGACAAACAACGTTTAGCGAAGACTTAGGTAACTATCAATATATAACATTACAAGATGCTGTAAATAACTTTTTGTTTTCTTACGTTGGTGAAGATAAAATAATAGGTAAGGTAAAGAGAGCTGATGTATTATTTCATGCTCAAAGATGTTTACAGGAACTTAGCTATGATACATTAAAGTCAGAAAAATCACAAGAGATAGAAGTACCACCAAGTTTAAAAATGGCTCTGCCTCACGACTATGTTAACTATGTTAAAGTATGTTATATAGATAATAATGGTATTGAAAGAGTTTTACAACCTGCAAGAAAAACTAGCAACCCTAGATCCATACTACAAGACGGTAGTTTTAATTATTTATTTAATGAAGATGGTTCTATAATGGAAGCAGGTGATTCTGTTGAGTGGGCTAGGTATCAAGCCAACAGTGGTCAAGCTAATAGTGATCTTGACATGAGATATGATATTAATGACTTTGATACAGCTGAAGGTAAAAGATATGGTTTAGAACCTGAAAACGCTCAGGTAAATGGTGTATACTATATAGATGGTGTTAGAGGTTATATACACTTTAGTAATACAATGAATCAAAAAACAGTAGTACTAAAATATATAAGCGATGGTGTTGGTACTGAAGAAGAAAAAATAATACACAAGTTTGCTGAAGAAGCATTATATAAATGGGTAGCACACGCTATATTATCTGTAAAACAAGCTGTACCTGAATATGTTATTCAAAGATTTAAGAAAGAAAGATTTGCAGCTATAAGACAGGCTAAATTAAGATTATCTAATTTTAAATCTGAAGAGTTAGCTCAAGTAATGAGAGGTAAATCGAAATTTATAAAACACTAAACAATGCCGGAAATACAACACACTTTTACCGCGGGGAAAATGAATAAAGACCTCGATGAGAGGTTATTGCCTAATGGTCAGTATAGAGATGCTTTAAATATACAGGTGTCTGGTGCTGACGGTGATGACGTTGGCGCGGTTACAAACATATTAGGTAATAATTTAGCTTACAGTGTAGAGGTGAGTATAGCTGGTTCGAAATGTGTAGGTGGTATAGCAGATACAGAAAATGAAAAGATATATTGGTTTTTGTATGGTAACAGTGTAGATGCAATAGCAGAGTATGACCAAATATCTGGTCAAGTAACACCCGTTGTTGTTGATAAGAATAATGTTTTTGGTTTCTCAAGACTTAACGAATTTAAAATAACAGCTGTTAATATAATTGACGGCTTATTATTTTTTACAGATAACAAGTCTGAACCAAAAGTAATTAATATAGAAAAATTTAAAGCTGGTAGTACGGATTTTAACACGCATACAGTTTTACTTCCTCAAAGCAATTTAGCTTCTGATTCATACGCTTTTACAGAAGAAGATGTAACTGTTATTAAGAAAGGACCTAATGTAGAACCTACGTTAACAATGGCTAACACAAAACGTGTTACATCTAATGGAGCTACTGGTATAACAACATCAACTGTTACTTTTGATTTTAGCGATGGATCTGGTAACTTAAAAAGTGTTGGTGATCTTGTTGATTTAGTGTTAAACAACTTTCCTACATATATACCTGGTGATGTACTTATATTAAGAGCTGGTGATGATGCAAATGGTTTTGATGATGAATATGAGCTAAGACTTGTAGTACAAGCTGGTCAACCACAAGGTAGCACATACAAATGTAGAATATTATCAATAGGCTCAACTACACCAACAGTAGCAACAACATGGGAAGTTGTGTTAAAACAAGATGATCCTTTGTTTGAAAAAGAGTTTGTTAGATTTTCTTATAGATATAAATATAAAGATGGTGAATACTCAACGTTCTCGCCATTTAGTGAAGTAGCTTTTTTACCTAAAGAATTTAGTTACGATCCTGCTCAAGGTTATAACTTAGGTATGGTTAATGATCTACGTTCTTTAAAAATAACAAACTTTATACCTTCTGACATACCTAAACAAGTTGAAGAGGTTGATATATGTTTTAAAAAAGAAAATGGTAGTAATGTTTACGTTGTAAAAAGTATTAAGTATAACGACAAACAGTGGACAGGTACTGGTTCTTATGAGCTAGAAAGTGAAATGATATATAAAACAATTGAATCAAACCAATTGTTAAGACCTTTTGATAGTGTTCCGTTAAAAGCTCAAGCTCAAGAACTTGTTGCTAACAGAATAGTGTATGGTAATTATACACAGAACTTTGATTTAATTAGTGATAGAGGAGTAGATATATCACCTGAATTTGATGTCGTTAACAATATAAGAACTACTTCTAACGTAGGTTTTCCAAACAAATCATTAAAGTCACAAAGAACATATCAAGTAGGTATAGTATATAGAGATGCTTATGGTAGAGAAACACCTGTGCAAGCTGATGATACTGGAAGTATATTATTACCTAAAGATGATGCGCCTAACGCTAATCAAATTACCGTAGCTATGACAAGCCCAGCGCCAGCCTTTGCTACAACATATAAGTTTTTTATAAAAGAAACATCTAACGAATATTATAACTTAGCTATGGATCGTTGGTACGATGCTGAAGATGGTAATGTGTGGTTAAGTTTTGCTTCATCAGAAAGAAATAAAATTGACGAAGAAACTTTTTTAATATTAAAGAAAAGACACGATAGTGAAGAGTTTGTTACTGAGGCTGCTAAGTATAAAGTAATAGCTATAGAAAATAATGCACCTACAGAGTTAAAAGAAACAAAAGTGTCTTATGGTACGATACCAACCGAGTTTTCTTCAGATGGTTATCCAATACCAGATGGTACTACAGTAGATATTGATAAAGATGACTTTGAATCAAGGTTTGGTGAAAACTCTGAAATACTATCAGCATCTGATTTATGTATAAGAATAAAAGCTTCTAGTGGTATATCACAATACTATGATGTAGCTTCAATAAGTTTAAATATAAATTCTAGTGGTAGTGGTGATGATGAATATAGATTTCTTTTAAAAGAAAAGTTTAGACAAGATGTAAAACAATATTTTCCAACTGGTAACTTTAATAGTGGTGTTAGTGGTATGGAGCTTGAAATAGCTAGAACAGAAATAAAAAGAAAAGCTGAGTTTACAGGTAGATTTTTTGTTAAAGTATATAGAGATGCATTGTTACAAGAAAAAATACTAGAAACAGGTAACGAAGGTAATTACTCAGTAAAAGAATCAAAAGGTATATATAAAAGAACTGGAGCTTGTAGTAGCTCTAGATTAGGTGATATATGGGAAAGAGGTTCTGAGTTTAGATTTTGGATTAACAACTGTACAGATTTTCATTCAATAAAAGGTAAAGTTAAAGGTAGTAAACTACAGTTAATGGCTAAACACTCACAAGTAACGGTTGATAATCAAGGTAATGTTAGTGGTTCTAATAAATCAGATAACTTACCTGATCCATTTGCTGGTGGTATAGTTACTGGTAGAGATTACATAGCTATAATGTTTCACACACAAAGAAGCTTAGAAAAAGTTGGTAACACAGACGAAGGTTTACATATTAACTTTGCAAAAGCATTGTGTACTCAAGGTACTAAGTTTAGATTTACAGAAGATCCTGATGGAACAGTATATAAAATAAAGCATCACGCTAGAGTTGGTGTAAGATTTTTTGATAAAGCTTTTGAGTCTGATGATGACTGGGCTAGAAACAAAGGTTTGTTTATGGTTATGGAATTAGATAAACCAATTGCAGCTTTTGATTTCCAACAAGATGTTTCTAATAGTACTTTTGGTAACATGGAAATACTACAAGAGTACAGCGATGATAATACTTTTAGTACAGAAAATCCAGCTATATGGGAAACAGAGCCTAAAGAAGCAATAGATTTAGATTTATATTATGAAGCAAGTCAAGCTTTTCCTATAGCAGATCATGGTTTAGCTAAAAATTTAGATTACTCTAATTGCTTTAGTTTTGGTAATGGTGTAGAATCAAATAGAATAAGAGATGATTTTAACACTATGACTATAGCTAAAGGTGTTAAAGCTTCAGCTCCACTAGCTGAGCAATACAAAGAAGAGGTCAAGAAAAATGGTTTAATATTTTCTGGTATATACAATTCTACAAGTGGTATTAACAGAACAAACCAGTTTATAATAGCTGAAGCTATTACAAAAGATATAAATCCAGAATATGGATCAATACAAAAATTACATCAAAGAGATACAGATCTAACAGTTTGCTGTGAAGATAAAATACTAAAGGTCTTAGCTAACAAAGATGCTTTATTTGAAGCTGGTGGTAATCCACAATTAACAGCTACTAATAGAGTTTTAGGACAATCAATGCCATATGTTGGTAAGTTTGGTATAAGTAAAAACCCTGAAAGCTTTGCTAACTATGGTTTTAGATCATACTTTACTGATCGTGCTCGAGGAGTTGTTTTAAGGTTATCTAGAGACGGTTTAACACCTATATCAACTCATGGTATGGTAGATTACTTTAGAGACAACCTAGCAACATATGATAACTTAATAGGCAGTTATGATGACAGCAAGGGTCTTTATAACTTAACAATGGTTAGTAGCAGTAGTAGAGGTGGTGAAGATACCGTAAGTTTTAAAGAACAAGTAACAGGTTGGCCTAGTAGAAAATCATTTATACCTGAATTTGCATTATCATTAAACAATATATATTATAGTTTTAAAGATGGTCAAATGTATAAACACAATAACCCTATAAGAAATACTTTTTACAGTGCACAATATAGATATAATAGCGCTAGTACTTCTAACTTTGAAGGATCAAGGTTAAAATTAATACTTAATGATTCACCTAACACTATAAAATCTTTTAAAACTATAAGTTACGAAGGTACGCAAAGTAGAATTATATCAGATTCTAAAGACACAGATGGTTTATTATATAACATAGGACCAGGTAAAACACCAGGTTGGTATGTAGACAACGTTGTGTCAGATAAACAAAGTGGTTTTATACCTGAGTTTATAGAAAAAGAAGGTAAATGGTTCAACTATATAAAAGGTGACGCTACTACATTATTAAACTTAGATAGTAAAGAGTTTAATGTTCAAGGTATAGGTAACTTTGCAACTATAGCTGATACTCAAGGACCAATCACTGTTGAAATAAACATAATTGAAAATAACGACTAATGGCATTAACTAACTGTACAATAAATTCATCATCGATTAATGTTACTAAAGGTAATAACCTAACAGGTGTTGCTAACCAAGTATTAACTATATTACCAGATCCTGGTTTTGTTGTTGCTGCTGCTGATTTTACAAAAGCATCACCTCCAACTGGAATATCTAGTATAACTCTTGGTAATAGCCACGCCAACCCATATCATGATGATAACAAGGTTACAGTAACATGTGATTACGATGATAGTTTTGTTGCTGATGCTAATTTAACTTTTACAATAAATGTTGATGGAGCTGCTGTAGATAAAAAAGCAAGACCTTGGACTTTTGCTGGGCATTGGGTTCAAAAGATTAATTCAAACATAACAGCTAGCCCTGTAACAGCAACTACTAACCAAGTGTATTCTGGCTCAAATACATTTAACAATAGAACAGAAATATTTACTCAGTTTTACGAAGCTAATAATGGTTTTTACTTTACAAGTATACCTACAGTAACACCAACAGCATCTCCATACAACGATAACTACGAATCATCTATAACAGAGATTGCTTGGAGTGCTGGTAGAGTTACAAAATATAAAGTAGTAGTTACTTTTAAAACTCCAGAAGCATTTGTTACTGGACACGTAATAGATATAAACTCTGGTGCTGTCGCTGCTTTTGATGCTGCGGCAAACTTAGTATCAGGTGTTACAATAGATCAAAGTAATTTACCATTAAAAGGTCCTGCAGAAAGAACATTAAGAGTGTATGGTAATAGTGGTTGTTCAATTCAAATATGTATCAGATCTAGTACTGGTAAAAATTACAATGTAATAAATGACACATGGACTAGCTTTGGTAGTGAGGTTTATAGTGCTAACATAACAATGCCGAGTGATGGGTTTTTTGAAACAATAGTATCATTTTTAGATAACGGTACTAATGCAAACCAAACATATGATATAAAAGTTAAAGGTGGTACATCACCAGCAACTAACACTGCATTAAACAATGTTAACAATAATGATCCTTTTGTTATACCAATGACTCAAAGGCCAAACGTTGCTTTAACAGTAACAGGTACTTCATCAGTAGGTGCTTTAACTATAACAGAAACAAACAATGTTATATCTGTTGGTCATGGTGAAAATGTTGATAAATTTGGTAATGCTTTTGGTAAAAAAGATTTATCAATGACCGTAGTACATTCTAGCGGTAAAAATATGTTTTTAAGAAGACAACCTGTTTTTAGAGATGATATAAACTATTTAGCTAGTAACTCAGCAACAATAACTGGAACAACAAATGATTTTACAAACACTCAGTCTAGCGCAAACGGTGGTACTGAGTTTGAAATATTAGGTTTAAATGCTACTGGAAATGGTACTGCTACGTTAACAATAGCAAGTAGTTCAGGTGGTTTCTCTTCATTAAAAGGAGGAACAACATCACCTGTTCAAAGTGTTTTAAATATAGATAACTTTGTAAATCAAGCGCCTGTAGCTAATCCTGCTACTAGACAAATTGATCATAACACAGCTACAACTATAAATTTAACAGGATCAGATCCTGAAGGTGATACAATAACTTACGCAATAGTTCAAAATCCTCTTAATGGTACTATAAGTAATTTAAATAGTGCAACAGGTTCATTAACTTTTACACCAGCCAATGGTACTTCTGGTAATACAACATTTACTTTCAAAACAAACGATGGTTTTGAAGATAGTGGTAACGCTACAATTACATGTCAAGTTGCTTCTGCACCAGGTGGTGGTGGTGGTAGTGTTGCTAGATTTGAATTAGATACTTATAACAACAACGGTGTATACAGTGGTACTCATTACATACACGCAACGCAAACGTGTACCGCTGGTAATTTAGCTGTAACTTGTATGAACTTTGGTAGTTTAACTAACAAATGGGTTAGATGGAGAACAGTTGCTGGTGGTTGTAATAGTACTGAATACTTTAGAGGTCAAATAAAAGGAGCTGCTTCAACTGGTGTACCTACAGCTTATGTAAGTGGTGACACATACTATAACAGCATGGCTGATTCGGTATCTGGTAGTAATGCGGTAACTTGTTAAAAAATAAAATATGGCAACATTAACTTTAACTTTTAATAATCAACTAAACGATTCACTGCAAATAGGTGATGTAGCTTACTATATGACAACTCAAGATCATGTTATAACAGACAATGATTTTCAACTTGGTAATGCTAGTACAAATCCTGCTTTTAGTGAAAATCAAAGTGGTAACCCTACGCAAGCGTTTTCAAATGCTTTTGTAGAAATGGGTATGGTAACTGATTTACCAACATCAATGGGTGGTACTTTAACAACAGCTAATCAAATGCAGGTGTTTATAGATGCTACAACAACTAGACCAACTAGTGCTAGTTTTATCATGTTTAGTAAGGATGCTAGAGCTAATATGTCAAGTTTACTTGGTTACTACGCTGAAGTTGAGTTTGTTAACACTTCTGATTCAGAGGCTGAGATTTTTGCAGTAAACAGTGAGATAGTTGAAAGTAGTAAATAATATGTGATTATATATGTATAACTTAATTAAAAAAATATAATGGGTTTAATAAAAGATGCAATAGGTGGAACAGTAGGCGGTTTAACTAGTATTGCTAGTGGTATTATAGGTAGTGGTAAAAGAAAAAGAGAAGAAAGAGCTGCTAAAAGAGAATTTGATGCTGCAAAACAGCGTATGGCTGGTTTTGACACGTCTAACTTATATGCTAATCAAGAAAACGCCTATGAAGATTTAACTGTAAATCAACAAGCCTCACAGTTTCAAGCACAACAAAATCAAGCTTCACAAGCAAACATTATGTCTAGTATGGCAGGTGCTGCTGGTGGTGGTGGTATTGCTGCATTGGCTCAAACTATGGCTAATCAAAGTGCGCAACAAAATGCTGCTGCATCTGCTAGTATTGCTCAACAAGAAAGCGCTAACCAAATGGCAGCTGCTAAAGGTGATATGGCACTTCAATCATCTGAATTAGCAGGAGCTACACAAGCTAGACAAATGGGCTTAGATAAACAAAGTTTCTTATTTGATCAATCATCTCAAAGATTAGGTGCTGCAAAAGCAGCAAGAGCAAAAGCAACAGAAGCTATATACGGAGGCATTGGCCAAATGGGTGAAGCTGCTGGAGCTGCTGGTGAAGCTGTGTTAACTGGTCAATTAGGATAATAAAATAAATAAAATGGCAACACAAAATACACAAAAAAGATCAGGTTTTTCAGGTCATAAAAATTATGGCGCTTATGCAGGTGACTATGTAGCTACTGTTAAAGATTTATCAGCTGCAAGTAGACGCGCAAGTCCTAGTGGAACAAATTTTAATAAGTTACAAAAATTTCAAGCAGAACAAAAAATGAAAACCGCTATTGATAGTGGTAATGTTGATTTTAACATGGGGTTAGTTCCTGATGCTTACAAAGCTCAGATGAAAGACTATATACTTAATAAAGCTAGAGAAAAAGGTCAAATAGAATTACAGATAGAAAGAATGAGGGAAGGTGGTAACATGAGTGATCCAATGTATCAAGAGTTAAGAATGCAAGCTTCTCAAATAGAACAAGAGCTAGGTCCAAGCGGTAGCTTAACAAAAGCATGGACAAACTTTAACCAAGGTGCTCAAGACTTTGCTGAAGATAGTTTAGAAGGTAGTATATCTATAATGAGTGATAGTGCTAATGAACATGCTAATGCTGATTTATATTCTAATTCTTTACAGTTAGATATATCAAATGGTACTTTAAACTTTGGTAATCAAGACATGGGCTTTACTGCTTATGATAAGTTTCCTGATTATTTTAATGCTGACTATACTAATGCTAGCAATATAATAAGTCAATCACAAGGTATATTTGACAAAGGTGTAAAGCTAACAGGTCCTGATAAATTAAAATATAGTAATAACTTTCAAGAAGTATTAAGAAAAGGTGGTACAGAAAGCGTGTTGTCATTAGCTTTTGATCCATTAATAACTCCTAATGAAAGTTTATTAGATTTTAAAGATCCTAAATATAAAAAATTAGTTGAGATAATACAAGGTGATGATCCTATGATGGCTGCTGAGGCAATGGAAGAACTAAAAGCAGATTTAACAAGCAGCTATATAAATGTTTTAGACACTCAAGCAACTAATGGTTTTAACGCTAAAAACCCTGATGGTGGTGATGGTGGTGGTGACGGTTTCTTCTCTTCGTTTGGTAGTTTTTATTCAGCTGGTCAGTTTGATATGAATAAGTATTTAGTATCACAAGGTCTTGAAGAAGGTACTGATTTTGCAACAATGAGTGAAGAGGATAAAAGTAAAGCTTTTGGTTATTTAAAAGATGAAATAAACAATTTAATGTTAGATAACGAAATTAACCAATATACTGAGTTTAGGTTTAGAGGCGTTGATGCTAAAGGTAATCCTAAATTTAATTTTAAAGACAGAATATCTGGTACTGTATACAAAAATTACAGTATGGATAGACTTGAAAAGCTTTTGAATAAAAAAATAAAATAAATTAGTATGTCAGATTTTTACGTGTCAAGCGTTACTGGCGAGCCTATTGCGAAGGAGCAAGCTCAAAGTAAAGCTAAAGAATTAGGTGTTACGTTAGATGAGTATTTAGACTCTTATAACTATGAATTAGCTCTTCCAAACGAGGCTGACACAGACAATAATGTCGTGGATAACACAGTGCCTGAGTATGTAGAGCCAGAGCCTATTGCATTAGATCCAAACACTCCAGATCCTTCAGATCAAATGTTCGATGCCTTCGAACTAGAACCAGGTGAACAAGAATTACAAGATGAAAACCTGATAAACAAAAGAACAGCTAAACGTAGAGAACTCTTTGATAACATTGAAGAGGAAGAAGCTGTATCACTCCTAAAATCATATTTTCCAGACTTTAAATTTGAAGAAGCAACTGTATGGGCTAGCTCAACAGGTTTTCCATCTACAGATGCTGTTAGAGTAACTTCACCTGATGGTGAAAATAGTATCAAGCTAGAACTAGATATAGGTATGTTTGATATAGATCCATACATGAAAAATGAAGATGGTACTCCTTACTCACATATAGATGGAAATTATGAAAAATTAAAAAAGTTTATAAAAGAACACAGTGTTGATGTTGAAGGTACTTTAGCTGCTCAAGCTAATATAGGTGATACAGAAATAGGTATACAAGATACTAGACAGACAACAACACAACTACCTAGATCAGGTGTAACAGTTACATCAGAAGAAACATATATAAAAGAATACAAGACTGTATCTGAAATATATAACACTAGTCATTTAGAAGGTGGTGCTAAGATTGATGATAGCGATATAACAGCTATAAATGAAAAATATAAATACGATCCTACTACAGGTACTTATGATTTAAGTATATTTGATACAGAAAAAAGAAAAAGAACATCAGGTGGTTATGCTTCGCCTACCACAGGTATTGTAACCGGTAGTAGCGTTGTAGAGTACGATTATCAACCATATGAAGCTGAACTAGAAGCAACAAGAAAACAGTTAACAGCGAGATCTGAAAGCTCAGACTATGAGTTTACAGAAGAAGATGTAAAGAAATTTACAGCAATGAATATGAGATCGCAAGATATAACTGAGAAAAAAGCATATGTATTAGAACAATTTATAGATAGTCAACCTGAAAGCACGCAGGGTATAATGCAAGCTTATAATCTTCAAGAATCTGATAAAGCTCAAAAAGAATCTATAAAGAAAAGTGTTTTAGCAGAAAATAAACTAAACGAAGCTGTTGAAAAACAAAAGTTTATGGAAGGTTATATTGATTGGTATCAAAACCCAAATCAAACATGGGATTTTCCAGATGATTATCAAGGTGAAGTAATTCAATTAGCTAACGGCAAGATAACACCTAAAGATCAATACTTAAACTTTATAAACTTTTCACAACAACATGCTGATCTTATAGAAGAAGCAAATAGCTTACAAAGAGAAGCTCATGCTTCAGCTGATCAGGTTGCTGATAGAGAAGCTCAATGGGATTTATTAAGAAGAGACTATGATGTATGGAGTAAGTCTGGAGCTAATATTGCTTTAGGTACTACTGATATATTAGTTGGTGGTGCATATATGGCTCACAAACTTGCTAGGTTTATTCCTGGTGTTGGGCTACCGTCTATATTACTAGATGATATTGTGGACGATGCAGCAGCTGATTATTATGGTTGGTCACAAGAAGCTAGAGAAGATTATCAAAGAGATATAAAGTTTGAAGATGCTTTTAGTGATGGTAACTTTGGTGAATTTTTTATGGCAGAGATGTCAAAGCAAATACCTATACTAGCATCGATAATAGCTAGTGGTGGTACATACGCGCCTTATGTTGTTGGTACTTACTCTGGTGGTCAAGAGTGGATGAGACTAGAACATTCTAATAAATACTATGGTACAGACTATGGTGAAGGTGAAATGTTTATGAGATCTGTTGGTTATGGTACAGCTGAATCTGTATTAGGTACTTTACCTACTGTATGGATATTAGGTAGAGGTTCTAAAATAATGACACAAAAGTTTGGTCAAGAGTGGATAAAAGGTGCTGGTAAACAATACCGAAGAAAAATGGCTGGAGAAACTCTTTTAGCTTCACCAATGATAGAAGCTGGATCTGAAGCTTTAACATCGTTATCTCAAAACATGATAAGTTATGCCGCTGGTGATTTACACTATAGTCAATTAACTCAAGGTATGGATCATGCTGGTTTTGTGGGTGGTTTAATGGGTTTAACCTTAGGTGGTAGTCAGTTTGCGGTAGGTGCTGCAACAGCTTCAATAACTAGTAGTGCAAACCTAGAACAAATACTAGATCTTCAAGAAAGATATAGAAACTTAGAAGATAAAACTTCTCCTGAAGCTAAACAAGTCATTCGTGATATGGACAATTTATATAGAGCTGAAAAAGCAAAGCTTGATAATATAGATGAAGAAGGTAAAAGAGGTTATGATGCAGCTACAAGACTGCAAGCTGAGATACTTGCTGAAGCTAGAGAAATTGAAGCTAGTGACAAAAGTAATAAACAAAAACAAAAAGAATTAAAAGATAAACTTGATAAGTTTAATTCATTACAATTTCAAAGAGATACATATAGAAACAAAGATTCTTTTGGTAACGCTTTTGCTGTATTAGAAACAAATGATAAAGATTTATTTGACGAGCTAAGACAAAAAGCTATTAGATCATTTGATGGTAAAATACCTACAGAAGATCAAATAAAAGAAACAATGGAAAAGCTTTACTACGATGATAGAGTAGATAAGCAAATAGAAAAAGATATAGATTTAAATAAAAGGCTAGGTAAAAGTCTTAATATAGTAGATGTTCAAGGTGCTGTTGATGTTGTTAGAGACATTATTAATAGTATTAAAAACAACAAAGACAACTTAGATGAAAATGGTAAACTAACTAAAGAAAAACAAGATCAAATTAATCAGTTAGAACAAGAGATAAATAGCATAAGACAAGGTACTAAAAACGGTTTTTATAAAAAAGACGGAGATAATAAAACTAAATATCTTATACCAGATAACATGAAGAAAAACCAGAAGGTTTACACTGGTGTTCATGAGTTAGGACATGATGTGTTTGAAGATATAGCTAGAAAAGATGATTTCTTTTTTGATGACATGTCTGATGCTATATTAGATTATACGAGTAAAGCTAACCCAGGTCTGTATAATAGATTATTAGTTAGATCAAAAGCTAAAGGTTCTGAAGAACTAGTAATGGAATTTTTAGAAGATATTGCGGAGGGTAGAATAAACTTAGAAAAAGAAGGTTATTTATCTGGAATACTAGGTTATGTAGTAAATAAAAAATCTGATATACCAATACCTTTTCAAAGTAAACAAGATACTGTAGAGTGGTTAACGTCTCTTGCTAAAAAACTAAAAGACGGTGATATAAACAAAACCGCTTTGAAAAATGATATAGCAGCTGCTAGAAGACAAAGAAAAGGTGATAGAGTTAAGAAAAAAATAACTGATAAAGATGTTGAAATAAAATCATCTGATTCACAAATTGTAACTGATATATATAATGAAAAAGGTGTTAACGGCGCTTTTGAAATTATAGAAAAATATAGAGGTATGGCTAATAAGTTAGCTAACAAATACAGAGAAGTACCTGGTTACGAAACTTATAAAGACGATTTAATACAAGAGATACTAACTGGTGAAAGAGGTGTATACGGTATGATAACTAAATACAACCCTAAATCAGGTGTGCCTTTAGCTGCTTATATAAATAAGTATATTAAATCAAGAACTATAGAAGCTGCTAATAAGATATTAAAAACTAACTTTGAGTTAGATGTTAGCGAAGCAAGAGGTGTTGCTGCTGCTGAGTCTGAAGTATCTATAGACAATCAGGTACAAAGAAACTCTAAGCTACGAAGACAATTAAATATACCTAACGCTGTTATAACTAAAATAAAAGCTGCGGTAGAAAAAACATTTGGTACTAGGTTACCTGATATTAATTCTAAAGACTTTAAAAAATCTTTACAAGATAGTTATAGAACAGAGTTGTTTAAAACTATAAAAACCCTTATAGGTACTAGAACTAAGTTTAAAAATTATTTAGACAAAAACTTTGAAGCTATATACAAAGCTTTACCACAATCTGTTATAAACAAAAGATTCAAACCGTTTGCAGAAAACACTGGTAAAAGAGAAAAGACACCACAAGGTAACGCTATATTTAAAAAGAAAAACATAACCAAAGAAGAGTTTATAAATTATTTCTTAGGTGACAATGTTGGTAATTCAACTAAGGGCACTAGAAAAGATGCGTTAGCAGAAGCATTAGCTCAAGAACTAGCTTTTGATGCTACTATGGAAATAGTACAAAGCCCTGAGGTAAGACAAAGAAGAGCTATGATAGCAGAGCTTGATGGTAATGCTATTATGGATAATGACATTGCTGTTATAGCTAAACAAATAGATAGAGATCCTTCAGTAAAATTCTCTGATATATCTGTTCCAAAAGGTATTGATCCAAAATCATATATTGAAAACACATTTATACCTCAATCAGAAACTCTTGCTCAATTAGTAAGAGATAAAGGATATGAAGAGGTTTATAGTAATTCTTTACTTGAACAAGGTTTCAATAAAGATGTTTGGAAATTTGTAGATAAATTAATTAAAGAAGGTAAGATAGATTCTGATGGTAATGTTAAATGGAAAGCGTGGGCTAAAAATAGTCCGATAAAAGAAGTTAACGGTATATATGATGTAATAAATGAAAGAGGAGCTTTAACGAACAAAAGTAGTAAAACGTTAAGAGATAATTATTTAAAAGACGTAAAGATACTTGCTAAAGATTTAGGTAGTGATATAATGAATCTTTTTGGTAAAGACATGGAACTACTAGGTTTTGTGTATAGATTATTAGATCCAGCAGAAAATAAAAAAGATGGAACAAAAGGTCGATACTTTAAAGATAAAGAATCATTAAAGAAAGATTTAAAAAGTAAATTAAACTTACCTTTTGAAGTTGATGACGTTAGGTTGATGAACATTAAGTTTGATTTGTTTAAGAAAATACAAAAAATACTTAATCAAGATACTACTAGAAAAAAGAAGTTAGATCAAATAAAAGAATTAAAAGATGAAATTGACAACGCTAACGTTGCTAATATTGAATTAGGTATACATATAGCTAAATCAATGGCTAAAGGCAAAATGACTGATGTAGGTATATACGACATGCTACAAGCTCAAAGCAATATTGTCGGTGGTTTAAAAGGTACATCAAGATTAGACTTTATACAAATATTAGACGGATCTCAAGCTGTAGGTAAAAACTATACTAAACACCCTAAGTATAAAGAAGTAAAAAAGTTTATAAAAGATAAGTTTCCTGACAAAACACCTGCTGAAGTAGAAAGCGCTGTTAAATCAGTATTAAGACCTAAGGGTGAGCACGTTGGTGCTTGGTTAAAAACAGCACAAAAAATTGCTGATGCAATATTTAACTTTAGATATAACAAAAAAGGATTAAGTGAAGCTGAGTTAGAAAATAGATTAGACAAAGAACTAAGAGAAGCTTATAAAGACCATACACAATATTTAACAGATGTTTATGATACTAAAGCTATAGACAAACTACAAATCATTAAAGGTAAGGTTGTTATAGCTGGTTCAACAAGTGGTAAAGCTTTAGCTAGATTAGAAAACACAATTGCTGAAGGTATATTTGGTGAGTCTCGTGTTGAAAGATCTGCTAAGCTTAAAGCTGAATATGAACTAGGGCTTAAGTTTTCTTCAACAGGTAATACTAATAACTACGTTAATGTTAAAAGTAAACTAGATTTAATAAATGCTGTTAGAGCTTTACAAGCAAATCCTAATCAACCTCAAAAAGGTATTAGTGTTCTAGACTTTGATGACACATTGGCAAATACAAATAGTCAAGTTATAGTTAATATGCCTGACGGTACTACAAAAGAAATAAACGCTACAGAGTTTGCATTGCAGTCAGCAACTCTTGAAGCTATGGGTGCTGAGTTTGACTTTAGTCAGTTTAACCAAGTAATAGACGGTAAGAAAGGTCCTTTCTATAATAAAGCAAAATCTCTAAGAGATAAATTTGGTAACACAGATATATTTGTTTTAACTGCTAGACCACAAGCCGCAGCAAGTGCTATACACGCATTCATGAAAGGTATAGGTTTAGAAATACCTATAGAAAACATAACAGGTTTAGAAAATGGTACTGCAGACGCAAAAGCAATGTGGATGCTAGATAAAGCAGCTAATGGTTATAATGACTTTTTATTTGCTGATGATGCTATAAAAAATGTTAAAGCTGTTAAACAGATATTAGATGCTGTTGATGTTAAATCAAAAGTATATCAAGCTGGTAGAGTAAATCAAAAAGGTCAACCTAATTTAAAGTTTAGCGAAACAAGTACGCAAACTAAGAGTGATATACTTAATAAAATGATACAGGATAAAAAAGGTATATCTGCTAAAGCTAGATATTCTGATGCTGTTGCTAAACTAAAAGGTTCTAAAGTTGGTGGATTTAAGTTTTACTTACCACCATCTGCTCAAGACTTTGCTTTAGCTTTATATAACTTCTTACCAAAAGGTAAACAAGGTAACGCAGCTTGGAAGTTTTTCCTTGACACATTAATAAAACCTTATAACAGAGGTGTTGCTGCTTTAGATATTGCTAGAGAACAAGTAGGTATTGACTATGACGCTTTGTTAAAAGATTTTAAAAACGTTAAAAAGAATTTAAACAAAGAAGTACCTAACAGTGCTTTTACATATCAACAAGCGGTTAGAGTTTACTTATGGCAAAAAGCTGGTTTCAATATACCTGGTATAGCTAAAAGAGATTTGTTATCTATTAATAGAATTATGAAAGCAGATCCTGAATTAAAAGCGTTTGCTGATAAACTAAGTAAACTAACAGGTATAAAAGAAGGTTATGTTAAACCTGGCGAACATTGGGTTGCTGAGTCTATTTTATCTGATTTAGCTAGTATAACTGATAAAGTTGGTAGAGCTCAGTTTTTAAAAGAGTTTACAGAAAATGTAGATGAAGTATTTGACAAAGATAATCTAAATAAAATAGAAGCTATATTTGGTAAAGCACTAAGAGATTCTTTAGAAGATAGTATATACCGTATGAAAACCGGTAGCAATAGACAGTTTGGTTCAAATAAACAGTTGAATGACTTTATGATGTGGATCAACAACTCTGTTGGTGCTACTATGTTTATAAACTTTAGATCTGCAACATTACAGTCTTTATCTTTATTTAACTATATAAACTACGGTGATAATAATATATTTAAAGCTGCAGCGGCTTTTGCTAACCTACCTAATTATGTAAAACATGTTGTAAAAATATTTAATTCACCTAAGCTAAAACAAAGAAGAACTGGTTTAAAGCTTAATGTACAAGAAGCTGAAATGGCAGAAGCAGCTAATAGCGGTGGTTTCAAAGGTATGTTAGCTTATTTATTAAAGATAGGTTTTACACCTACAAGAGCTGTTGATAGTTTAGCTATTGCAACTGGTGGTGCTACTTTTCTTATAAACAGAACTAAAACATACATAAAGCAAGGCATGCCTAAAGCTGAAGCTGAAGCAAAAGCATTTGAAGATTTTTCTGAAGTAACAGAAAGAAACCAGCAGTCTGCGGATCCTTCTAAAATATCACCATTACAAGCTGGTCCATTAGGTAGAACGGTTTTTGCTTGGCAAAATACACCTTTCCAGTATAATAGAGTTATGAAAATGGCAGGTTTAGATTTAGTAAATAGAAGAATAACACCTCCTTACAAAACTCAATACCAAAGTGATATGTCTAATATTGGTAAAATAGTATACTATGGAGCTTTACAAAACTTTATATTCAATGCTATGCAGACAGGTTTATTCGCGTTGTTCTTTGATGAAGATGATTTAGCAGATAATGAAAAACAATTAGCTAAAGAGTATGGTCAAAAGTTTAGAGCGGTAAATCAAATGGGTGATACAATACTTAGAGGATCTGGTTTACCTGGAGCTATAGTATCTACTATTAAAAATATACTACTACAGTATCACGCGCAAGAAAAGAAAGGTTGGAACGCTGATCACACATATACATTGATAGAAGCTATAAACATGTCACCTACATTAGGTAGTAAAGCAAGGTTAATGTACTCAGGTATACAAACTTACAAGTTTGAAAAAGATGTTATAAACGCTAGAGGATTAGCATTAGATAGTCCATTGTGGGATATTATAGGTGCTGAAACTCAAGCAGCAACAAACATACCTTTAAGTAAAGCTATACTGTTGTTAAGAAATATACAAGGTAGCTTACAAGAAAGACATGCTACTTGGCAAAGAGTTGCTGTTGCTATGGGTTGGCCATATTATCAAATGAATATGGAGTTATACCCTGAACACGAAGATATAAAAACTCAAGCAAAAGAAGTACGTAAAGAACAGGGTAAGATAAAAGCTAAAGAAACTAGAGAGAGAAACAAAAAGATTAAAGACGCTGCGGAAGCATTTATATTAGACAATATGTCTTGGGCTGAAGAAGATGAATACTATGATTTATCCGGTAAAGAAAGACGTGCTTGGATGAAAAAGAAAGTAGATGAATATCTAAATAATCAAGAAAACAAGTGATAATAAAAGAATAACGACTTAACTATGAAAAAACTACTATTAATTGTAGCACTGCTGATCTCTAGCAATGCTGAAGCACAATTTTTTAAAGAATTATACAAAGATTTCCTTAAGTACGGAACGTTCTATACCGCCGGTAATATAGAGAACGCTAGGTTGGTCCAACCTAATTACTTCATACGTACAGATCCTGAAGATTTTTATGGCATACCACAAGTAGAAGACAGAGCAGACTACCACCCTTTCAATTATAGATATGGTTTTGGTATTCGTAAGTTAGCTAGGTTTGATTATGAAATAAAACCTGGTAACTTTTGGACAGGTAACCAAAAGGTAGAAAAACAAATAGGTTTATCAGCACCTACATCAGCTGTACAAGGATTAGAATATTTATTACACTGGGAAAAAGAAAGATTTAACGGTGATAAATTTGAAAACAAAAGGTTATTTGTAAGACACACAGGAGACTATCACATAGCTAAGTTTGAAGCTAGAGAAACTGGTAAAATAAATTTTCAATACATGTCTGGTGAATTAAGAGCCAGGTTACCTATTGGTAAGAAACTTAGTATATCTGCTGGTGCAATATATAGAACACATCAACGTCCTTACGGTTATAATCCAGTAGAAATATGGTTAAACGAACAAGATGAAAATGGTGATGCTGTAAACCCATGGTACACTCTAGGTTTTGAGTATGGTTATGATGACATATACTATTCACAAAATGATGAGTTTGGTAACTCAACATATGACTGGTATTGGGTTAACGAACAAGGAGATATTGTGGCTTATACCGATGCTGATTTTAGAGACAGAATAATGCCTGGTTTATTGAATAGATACAATCAAGAAGCTTGGGCTGATCTTGATGCTTTTGGTGAAGTTGCTCCAGTCATCGGTGCAGACTTTTACCATTACAAAAATAACTTTTGGCTACACGCTTATGGTAGCTGGATATTACCTTACCACAAATATATACAAGGTAATGAAGATTTCAGCTATTTACACAGAAACAGCTGGGGTAAAGGTGGACACAATAACTTATTAGACGGTGAACAATGGAGTGACTATCAAGCTGGTTTAGTACTTGGAGTTAAGATTAGCAAATCAATCGGTTTGTTTGTTGAAGGAGAGTATACTAAATTTTGGGACACTGAAATGTTCAATTCAAACTTTGGAATTAATTATACATTTAGATAGTCATGGCAAAACAAATAGGCGAAGAAACAAAGGTAACATTAGATTTAAAAACATTAGGACTTATAGGAGCAGGCGTATTTAGCTTGGCTGCTATGTGGTTCGCTTTACAAGCTGATATAGCTTTAGCAAAAGAGTTGCCTGAACCAGTAATAGATAGAATAGAGTATGATCTAAAAGACGAGTTGATTCGCCAGACAATACTTGACACACAAGAAGATGTTGAGGCGATGAGAGATCAATTAGATAAAATTGATGAAAGATTATACGAAATACAAAAAAACAAATAACATGAAATATTTAATTTTAATTTTAATTCCATTTATATCATTAGGTCAGGTTGATGTACCAGAGGAGTATTGGTTAAATGATTCTAACTTTGAAGATAAAATAAAAGAACATAAAGCATTTGGTGATGATCAATCACTACCAGTTGTTGTGGAGTTTTGGGCTAAATTTAATGAAGCTAATTGTTTTGCTGAGTGGCAACAAATAGAAGATGCAACTTATTATAGAGTTAACATAGCTGAAGCACCAGAAGCAAAGAAAAAATATAGAGTACGTATGGCACCTACAATAATAATATTTAAAGGTGGTATAAAAGAAACAGTTTTTAAAGCAGGATTAGACCTTGAATTACCTGCTGGTTTAAAAGAAATTCAAGAGAGTATTAACGAAGTCAACACGGCTTCTAAATTTTAAAATTATGTGTCCATTTTGTGAAATATGTATTTGTAAATAATAAATTATGTGGAAATTAACTAAAGAGTATTGGAAAGATATGTGGGTGTTGCTTTGGAACAAGACCACTGTAGATGATATTATAATAGCTAAAGCTAAAAACATCAAAGCAAAAGCTAAAGCTATCAAAGAAGTAATAAAAAAATAATGCAAAGAATAAGTAAACACGTAAGTTACAAGGAAGGCGTGTATAGCATAACTGCGCTAAGATTAGGTTTAAAAAACGATCCCTCTGACGATCATCTATATAACATGATAAAGGTTTCAGAAAATGTGTTTGAACCTCTTAGAACTCACGTAGGAGGTCCTATAAAGATAAATTCGTTTTATCGTGGACCTGAACTTAATAAAGCTATTGGCGGATCAGCTAAATCACAGCATTGTCACGGACAAGCAATTGATATTGATGATACATTTGGCCACGCTTCTAACGCAGAGATGTTTAATTGGATAAAAGCTAATTGCGATTACGATCAAATGATATGGGAATTTGGTACTGATGAAAACCCAAACTGGGTACATGTCAGTTACGTTAGCGAAGAAGCAAATAGAAAAAGATGTTTAAAAGCTTACCGTAAAGACGGTAAAACTAAATATATGGTAATATGACAGATACACAAAGAGACAAAGGAAGAGTAATAGCTATACTTACTTTATTAAGTATAATGTTATTTGCTATGCTATCTGGTTGTTCACCTTATTACTATAAATCAAATCAACCTAAAGTAACACACGTACTCGCTTTAACAGAAGAAGGAGATACTTTAAAAATACCAATTAATTCTATTAAACCTAATGTAATATATAATGTAATAGGTTATGATTACTACAGGCCTTACAACCATAACTATTATTGGAGACCTTATAATCATAATTATAATAATTATAAACCAAACAACAATGCACATGGTAATAGCAACTATAATAATAACAGTTCTAACAATACGCCAACTAATACGACACCTACGATCAAACCAGCAGGATCGGTAACACCACCAAATCCAGTAATCGTTAATCCAAGAAAAAATAATTAATATGGGAAAGAAAGGTTTATGGGCAAATATCCATGCAAAAAGAAAAAGAGGAGAATCACCAGCGAAACCTGGAGATAAGAATTATCCAACTGATAAAGCTTTAAAAGACTCACAAGCAAAAAAACATAATCACAACGTATCTATGACACCATTCAAAAGATGTTGGAAAGGATATAAAGCTGTGAAAGGTAAAAAAGCATATTCGCCTGGTAGTTGTAAAAAAGCATAACAATGGCATACTCTCAAAAAAATAATCCATTTCAAAAGACAAGCTGCGGTCGTAGAAGAAACTACATGACTGTTGGTAATAGTAGTCCTGTCAAAAAAAACAAAAGCAAGTTATCTAAAGAGGTTATTCAAAACTATGAAGATATAAATATAAGTGAAGATGTTTTAAATGCTTTAGGTACTACACCTTCTGATACTGTAACAGTAAGATCTAGTAGACATAGAGGTATGGATCCTCGTGTAAATGCAGCTATGTCGTTATCTGGTAAAAACTCAGGTAAAACCCAAACTGGGTATTTGATGGGTGAGGAGTTAAGCACTAGAGGTGAGCAAGGTGGTAAAAAAGAAAAGATAGTATATGCAGGAGCTGACCGAACGTATACAAAAGATAACAAAGAAGAATTAGCTGGCTCTGTTGCACAGAAAAGAAAAAGAAAACCTGATGTAAGAAAAACTACTAAAGGTAAAGGTCGTAACTTCCGCACAACAAAAGAAGGCGCAGGTATGACATCTAAAGGTGTAAAAGCTTATAGAGCTAAAAATCCTGGTAGTAAATTAAAAACAGCTGTAACAGGTAAAGTTAAAAAAGGTAGCAAGGCTGCTAAAAGAAGAAAATCATTCTGCGCTAGATCAAAAGGTTGGACTGGACCAAGAGGTAAAGCCGCTAGACGTAGATGGAAATGTTAAGATATGTGGAAATTATTTCAAGATAAAAACGAAATTAACGAGAAGAATATAATAGGATTTGCATCCTTTATAGTAATGGTATTATTTGCTGTAGCTGACTTGATGACAAGCTTGATAGCAGATAAAGATCTTATTATAAATGAAGTAGTTTATAACTCATTTGTATGGGTTACATTAGGCTGCTTCGGTATATCTGCTGTTGAAAAAATTAAGAAGTGAAATTCTTTGATTTAAATAATAATGGTAAATATGATTGGTGGGAATATATACTACCTATTATATTATTATTATGTGTTGAAGTTGTAGCTGAGGTTATAGCTAAATTTTTGATATCTTAGTCTTTTTAGGTATAGACGATATAATCTTTTCACCTTTCATCCAACCGTTGTATTTCACAACACCTTCCTCAAGATCACTTAATATATACCAATGTAACAGCTTATTCTTTTCTAGCTGCTTAACATATTTCTGTTCCATTTTAGAATCGTGAGCTGGTCTTTTTAAAACATATACTGGTAAATGCCAGCTATGAGGTTTGCAACCACTTTCAATTCCTTTTTTGTCTCTTGGTTTTATGTTAGTTTGTTTAGCAAAAAAATCAAAACCTATTAAGTGTATATCTTTATACACTTTTATTTTTTCTATAAACCATATAAGACTTATAAAACCTGCACTAGGTCTATACTCACTAGTATCGATCATATCTTTATTAAACCTATTCTTCATAAGATCTATAATCTCTTGATCTGAATACATAAACTCATAAGGCATGTTCTTAGGTAAATGTTCTTCTAACTTCCACTCTTTTAATATAAAATTACCTCTACATCTATTAACTAAGATCTTAGTATTTTTATACTTACCTGTTTCAAAGTTTTTTCTATTCTTGTGCCATTCAGGAGCTCTAAACTGACCTGTTATCCATATGTCACATTTACTACCTAACTGTTTTTGTTGTGTTTCGTTGGCTGATATAGCTCTACCAAACCTAACAACAATATCAAAGCCGTCAATAAACTCAGCAAGATTATGTTCCATCATCTCAACTGAGTTACCAACGAATAACACTGATTTATCTTTTACAAACTCTTGTATACTGTCCACCATGCTAATGATTTTTCTGCTCCTTTAAATTTATCAAACCAAGGTCCACCGTTAGTATAATGTAATGCTTTAGCATTGTTACACTCGTAATGACCTACTAAACAATTATATTCTTTAGGTATATCACCTATGCTCTCTGCCCACCTTAATTCATGTAGCTCTGATGGTTTTGCTTTGTCTAAATATTCTTTTGTTAAATGTTTTAATTTAGAACAATTAAAAATAACTAAGCTCGACCAGTTTTTTCTTGGATAAGACTTGTTTTCTATACCGTCCATTTTAGTTCCAGTGACACTATAGTACTCATGCTTTACTACAGCTATATCGTTATCACCTAAGTAACTTACTAACTCCATAGGATCACATTGCCACAAAAAGTCGTTATCACAAAACATTGCTATACCGTCATATCCACATAGCAAAGGCACATAAAACCTGGTAAACGAAAACTCTGTTGATTCACCAGCTACATCTTCTCTACCGTATACATCTGTATGTTTTAATTTAGCTTTGTCTAAGTAGTATATCTTTAACTGTTTATTAAAGTCTAACATAGATTTTCTACAAACTTGAGTTGCTTGTGGAAACTTACTATCGTGCCCTATAAATATTCTCATAATTGTTTTAGTATTTCTTCAAATTTATCTAAACGTACCATATTAGATCCGTCACTCCAAGCAGCACTAGGATTTTCGTGTACTTCAAAAAAGTAGCCATCAACGTTTAATGCTTTAGCAACTTTAGCTATAGGTAAAGTATATTTAGGTTGACCAGCTGTTGTATTACCTGAGTTAGGTCTTTGTGTAGAGTGAGTGCAATCCATTATAACTGGTACACCTAGATCTTTCATATCAACTATTTGTCTAGGATCTACAACAAGATCACCCATACCAAACATACTACCTCTTTCAGTTAACATAACTTTATTGTTACCTGTACTCTTAACTTTATCAATAGCGTGTATCATACTACGACCATCTACAAATTGTCCTTTCTTAATATTAATAGTTTTAAAAGTATTACCTGCGGCAACTAATAAATCAGTTTGCCTACATAGATAAGCTGGTATTTGTATAATGTCTACAACATTGGCTAACTCTTCTGCTTGCCAAGGTTCATGTATGTCAGTTGTAATTTTACAACCTTGTAACTCTTTTAATTCAGCAAATATATCTATAGCTTTATCTATACCAATACCTCGTTTAGAGTTTACAGATGTTCTGTTTGCTTTATCAAAAGATCCTTTAAAATAATAATCAAATCCATACTTTTCTGCTAGTTGACTACACTTGTCAGCTATCTCATGTGCTTGTATTCTACCTTCGATACTACAGCTTCCAGCTATTAATATCGGCTTCTGTGTTGATTTCAATTCCATTATATTTAGTTTCAATTACTTCTATATCGTAGTTTGCTAGTATTCTATTTTGCTCTAAGCTCTCTTGTTTATATTTATCTTCCATAGTTCTATATGTTTTCAATAAATAAGGGTGATAACCATATATACCTAAATGCCTATCACCATAACCTATATCGGATCTCGTAAACCACATTGCTTTACCTGATTGATGTATAACTTTAACATCGTCAGCTTTAGCACCTTTAGTATAAGCTGTTAAACACAGTGGAGGTTCTGATGTACCTAATATTCTTTTCTTAATAGGTTTCATAGTCTCGTGGTTTATATCTATCATGTCTCCTTGTATGTTTAGTATATAATCATAACTACCTACTAAATCTAACACAGCACGTTTAGATAACCTATGTGTACCATTTTCAGCTGGGCCTGTTTGTATACACCATTTAATTGGTATATGCTTTGCAATACGTTTACTATCTGTTGCAACAAACGTATCAAAACCCATCATACGTACTTTGTCAAACACAATACGTATCAGAGGTTCATCTTCAAACTTCATCAACATCTTGTGTTTGATTCTAGTACTATTAAGTCTTGCTGGTATTACTACAGCTATGTTTCTCATATCTTCTTACCTGCAGTTCTTCTGATTATATCATCGTGATTAAACTCAGCCCAATATAATTCAAAAGCTACACCATCTTCAATACCTTCAAACTGATGTATCTTACCAGGTTTAACCATAGTAAAATCACCTGCTTCAAGTATTGTTTCATCTAACAAGCCTTGATCTTCTTGCCAAACTCTGACAAGCATTTTGCCGGACTCAACAAAAAATCCGTTCCATTTAAATCTATGCTCGTGTTCAGAGCATTTAAATCCTTTATTAAATTCTATTCGGTGAAACTCTAATACTCCATTTTTATGGACCATTTCTGTTTTACCCCATATTTTTCCTGCTTTCATATTTTTTTATTAAAGTAAGGTTTAGACCATCTAGCTTTGTTCATAAGTCTTACAGGTCTTTTCTTTTTTTGTTTAGGCATATCTGGTAACCAGTTATACCATTTATTTCTATTGTTTTCACTTAACGAACTTATATTAAACTTATCTAACGCTTGATCTTTTTTATTAGCAAAATGAATACTAATAAGCATCCTAGCACCAGGTGCATCTACCTTATGCCACATACCTATTGGTATGTAAAGTAAATCACCTGCTTCCAGAGTTATCTCTTCTAGTATTTCTTTGTTATCAAAGTCTTTATATAAAGTCCATTTAACTCTACCCTCAGTGTGAAACAAAAAGTTTTCTGTACCATCTTTATGAGGTGGAAAACTCTTTGATCCTGCTTTCGGTGAAGCATATATGTTACATTGGCCATGAGAAAAATATCTTTCTAACTCAAAGCATATATCAACTAAAGGTTTATTCTCGTAGTCTGCAAAAGGTATAACAAAAGATTTACCTTTTTTCCACAAGTTATGTACCTCTTGTTTACTTAACATAGGTTGTTTTAGTTTCTTGTGTTTATCTAAACACCATCTAGTATCTTCATCATCATAGTCTAGTATCTGTAAACTTCTAATGTGAGGGTACTTGTTTAAGTAAGTATCTAGTAATTTAAAATTAAATAAATTTTTAAATTTATTTCTTCTAATAACAAGATGTTTCTTTTTCCAATACTCTTTAAAAAAAGTACCTACATCTATTGGATCTAGTATTTCATTTATTGTTACCATAGGGAAACCATTTATTTAATAATTCTTTTCTTCTTTCACAACCACAAGGTATATTATACTTTCTTGATAAAGTCATTATCAACCAGTGTATACCTGTAGCTTTAGTAAACCTTTCAAATGTATCGCCAAAACCTTTATCCATCACAACTTAAACAGTTAGGGTCCATAGCTTGAGAAGCAATATCACCTCTCAATACAGATTCAGTTCTCATATAGTATAAAGTTTTTATACCTTTTTTCCATGCTTCTAAATGTACTTTATTAATCCATTTAGGATCAGCTTGAGATGGAAAAGCTAGATTTAAACTAACAGCTTGATCTATATATTGCTGTCTGATACCAGCTTGATTAACCAACTCTAGTTGGTTTATCTCTTTAAAAGTTTTGTAAACTTCTTTTATAGGTACGTTGTGTTCTCCTAAAGTAACGTTCTCTAATTGTTTGATACCTTGAATAGAACCTCCGTCTCGTAGTATTTGATCCCATATTTTTTCAGTGTTTAATTTATGCTTTTCTAATTCTTTAACTAAAGTTGGATTTTTGCGGATGAAAGTTCCTTTTGCACTTTGGTCTGTAAAGACGTTCGCCGCCCAAGGTTCGATACCCGGTGAAATATTACCAGCAAGCTTGCTGTTGCTAACAGTAGGAGCAATAGCACGTAAATGAGTATTGCGGAAACCAGTTCCAACACACCATAAAGGCTCTCCAAACTCCTCTGCAAGAGCATAACTAGCTCTTTCACTTTCAATTTTAATTTGTGAAAATATTCTTCTTGTTTCATATTGTGCTAATAATCCTTCAAAAGGAAATCCTTTTTGCTGTAGATATGTATGCCAACCTAAAACACCTAATCCAAGTGCTCTACCTTTTTCTGCAGATCTAACAGCGTTTTCAAATCCTCTTCTGTTTTTTGCTTTTTGTATAAATTCCTCTAATACACCGTCTAAAAACCATATGCTATCATATATTAAATTAGAGTCTTTCCATTCATGGTATTTAGCTAGGTTCAAACTAGATAAACAACAAACAAAGCTATGGTTTTCATCCGTGTGTAATACTATCTCTGAACAAATATTTGTCATAAATACTTTCAGAGCATTATCCTTGTATGCAGAAGGGTTGTTCTTATTTACATTACCCTTGTACATTATATAAGGCTCACCAGTTGCTTTACGTTTCTGTAGTAATTTACTCCATTTACGTCTTGCAACTTTATCACCGTCTCTAAGTTTACGCATAAACTTATCTCCGATTATAGTACATTGATGTAGGTTTAATGATTGTCTATTAACATCACCCTTAGGTTCTCTTATCTCTAACCAGTCTTCCCAATCTTTGTGATCTATATTTAAATTTACTGATGCAGCTCCTCTACGTACAGCTCCTTGATTTGTAGCTAGTATTGTAGAATCATAAACTTTACAAAAAGGTACAACACCATCGGATGTACCGTTCATTGTAATGTTTGCACCAGAAGGTCTGATCATGTTTAAGCCAACACCAACTCCACCACCGTGTTTAGCTAATAGCATCATCTCTAGGTTTTTTTGTCCTATGTCTAATATACTATCTGCAACATCAATACCGAAGCATGATATTGGTAAACCTCTTTCAGTACCAGTATTTGATAACACTGGAGAGGCTAGACATAACCAACCTTTCCATATGTAATCAAAAAATATTTTAGCCATTTCTGGCTTGTTTAAACGTCTTGCTACAGTTGTAGCTACACGTTCATAAGCTTCTCTCGGTGTTTCTCCATTATACAGATAACCACCAGCTATAGTTTTTTTATAAACTTCAGCGTCTGCCCACTCTGGGTAATCAACGCCTTTTTTCCATCTATTACTCCACATTATATATTTCTAATTAAATGATTTATCCATGCAACTAGCCCGTTAATATTTAACGCGACTAAGTTCCATTGTTTTCTCGCTGTAACTTGACATAACACACAGCAAAAGCCAGCTATGTATAAAGCAGGTTCCACAGTCCATTGTGCTGCCACTAAAAACCCAGCACCCATGTAACCTATTCTACTAGCTAACTTTTCCCAAGCTGTCTGTCTTTTGTTTTTTACTAAGTATTTTAATACTTTATATTTCCAACCCATTACCAGATGTCTTCGAAGTCTTCGCCTTCATTTGCTTTGCTGTAATCGGTCGGCCTAATAGCAAAAAAGTCAGTATGGGTATGACCACCAGTAAGATGATAAAACCAATCCAAGTTTTTCGCTGCTTCTTTATCGTACTTAAATTCTTTTGAGAGCTTTTTGTAACCAAGCTCAACAAGTTTTTCATTTAGTCTCTTTTTTATAAACTGTTTAAGATCGTAAGATTTCAACCCTTCAATATCCCCTGCCTCAAACATCTTATCTATGTATTTCATTTCAGCATCATGCATTACATGTGCTGCTTCTACTATGTGTGGTTGGCAAGTCTTTGCAAGAAAGTCTTTTTCTTCACACATATGTCTAAATAATTGACAACCCATTTTACTATGTAATGATTCGTCTCTTACAGACCATTTCATTTGTTGTCCAACTCCTTTAAGTAAATTACGTAGCTGAAAGCTATAAAGTACTGCAAAAGCAGAGTATAAAGAAACTCCTTCTGCGAAAGCACTAAAAATAGCCAATGATCTACCAATTTCAACAGGGTCGGTGCCACTATATGAAACGAGATTATCAAAACGCTCAGCCGTAGCTGGCTCATGTAAAAACGCTTCAAAGTCTTCAAGTCCAAGTGTTTCATTTAAATAACTATATGCTACAGCATGTATTGTCTCTTGACTTCCGAACATCATGGCCATCTGCTGTATTTCGTGTTTAGGAAACCATGATACTACTTTCTGTGTCCAGTAATCACTTACTGCACATTCAGTCTGAGCAAAGCCTAGTAAGATATTTCCTACTAGGTTTTTCTCTGCGTCTGTTAACTTCTCGTTCCAGTCTTTTACATCACCCGACATAGGGATCTCTGTATGTAACCAAAATGCTTGAGCTTGTTTCAACCAACCCTCAGTATAATACTCAGGGTACTCAAAAGGTTTATATGCTACTCTATTATCAAATAATCCCATATCTTAATATTGTAAAGTTAAACAGACATCGAATATAAATACGTAAAACACGTGATCTATCTTGTTGTTTTCTGCGTCTGGATAATTTCTATACCCAAACAATAGGCCTTCAAAAAGACCAAAACTTAATTCCCATTTTTTCATATTATCTTCCTTGTCCGCGGTAAGGAGTACCTGAGTAATACTTACCTGATTTTTGTTTAGTGTTTCTATTTTTACTGTGTACACCTGGTCTTTTCTTCTTAGGTTTCCACGAGTAGTTTTGTAACGTTAATTTAGCCATGTTTTAATATTAATCTAACTGTTTCATCACATTCTTTTTGGTTTTGAGGCTTATACAATACAGAGTTTAAATTATGTTCTGCGTAATGCTTAAATAATTTCCATCTCATAGGAAAAGCCTCATTAGCTCTACCTTTAGTTTCTATTATAAAACCTTTACCAATAAAATCTGGTGTATATTTAATAGGTAATATCTTTTTATTACCTCTATCCTTATACTCACCTTTTCCATTAGCACATCTTTCATAACAAGTAACGTTTAAATCAAAACCCTGAAAGATCGTATATGTACTACCTTCATAAGCAGCATCAATACCTGCTTGTTTTAAAGCTTTATACATATACGCTTCTAGACCTGAGGCAAACTTAATCCCGTCGATACTAACTTTTTTACTAACGACAGGACCTCGTTTCCTTTTATAATTCTTTTTCCTCATGTACTTTCATTTGTTTAAGCATTGATTCTTCTATCTCGTCTTGCAAACATCTTTTTGCAGCTTCGATATATAATAACGCATCCATTATTTCTTCTTGTACATCAGTTAAAAACATATGCAGATCTTTCTCGCCTGTTTGTATCTCGTTATACATTGTTGAGCCGTATTTCTTTTGGCCAACTAAGCTACGATCGTCCATCTTCCTTAGTACAGCTTGTACTATCTTGTCTTTGGTTTTAATCTGCATCTTTAACAAATGTTCCGTTAACCATTTTACCCGTACGTTTAGATATTACGTTGTATGCTTCTGCTATACACGTTTCTATGTTTACGTTGTTTAAATGTGCTAGGTTAGTTAATACTACAACCATATCGCCAATAGCATCTATAACTTCTGGCTGATCATTTTCTAGTGTAGCTTTTGCTAGCTCACCCATTTCCTCTTGTAGTTTGATTAATTGCGTTTTAGGATCACCTTTATCATATAATCCTCTTTCGCTTGCCCATTGTCTAATGTTCTCAAACATTTTTAATGGTTTCTTGGAGCATTTTACTGGAGTTGGTTGCGCGAATATGTCATTGTTATCGTAAAACCTTGCAAATGCTTTATTGTATATATAACTTCTTTCTGTGTTAAACATAGAAGTTTTAACGTTTTTCATTATCCAGTCTATTGTTCTAGGTGTAATATTTAATTCACCGTGTTCAGTCTGCCATTTCATACCTAAGTTATCAAACAGCTGACCTTTCAACTTGTCTACTGGACATGGAAACGTTGTGGTCTGTTCGGTTATATTTATATTCATTTTAGTTTTTGGTTTAAGTTTTTTGTATGGTACCATATCTACTTTGTAGCCATACTCTTTTTGTAATTTTATCTCTTTAGACGATATATAATCTACATCTTCAGAGCTTTCTAGTACTTCATACTCGTTAGGTTCATAACCTTGTTGAACTGTGACCCGGTTATTAAGATCACAGGTAACACCGATCTTTTTACCTGGAATATGATAAATATAATAAGTCATAATTTATCGTTGTATATATGCATGTTATGTGCGTGATGGTAATACCACCCGAGGTCCATAGACAATCTCTCTGCGACATATTTTTGTAATGATGAGAATTGATACTGATCATTGCAAAAGCCGTACCAGAGATCATTAGATCGCATGTAAACAGACATATTAAGTTTATCATTAAGTATTGTAAATTGAACAGCATACGTACAAGGAGTATCAAACTCATATGTACCGTGTTCTTTACAATCATATATACTAATTGCAGCGTGTCTGGTTTCTTTATTATTTTTAAGCTTATTGATTACATAATCTAATTGATGATTACGTTGCCATTGCCAACCATAATTACTTCTAACCATATTGTTTTCATCTGCCATCTTTTCCCATATAGGAGGAACCTTACCATATATTTCACCTAGCTTGTTTATACTAGGATCACCAGATAAGTACCATTGCCATTCAGCTTCAGCGTAATCAGGTTTCCAATTACGTTCTTTGTTTGTTATATAATTCTCTGTTGGATTTTCCATATAAAAACCACAGTTGAATATAGCTTTTGTATTATCAAAATCTACACCTGTTTCTCGTATGTGATCCCACAAATAATTATAAGCATGATTAGCGTTATAAAATTTATTTTCCATATTTCTTATAATAATATAATTGATACTCTGATACTTTTTCCCATATTGTATTTGGTCCATAAGAATCAGACGTACCTAATAGTTTACGATTAGGGTATTTACCTTTTTCAATATCTACAACCCATATTCTTTCGCCATACTTTACAGCTCTTGGAGTTATACATATATCGTTGTTTATACACCATATCGCTGCGGCATCTTCTTCGGTGGTTCGAGTGTAAACACCCATACCAAACTTTTTACTCCCACGGAAGGCCGCTGTCATCTTTTTCGTCTAATACATTAACTTGAGGCACAAAAGAACCTGACTTAGGTTCCCATGTAAAAAACGATTCACCACCGTTTTCACCTAGGTTTTGAAACTTAACTTTTAATACTTTTACCTTTGTATTTTTAGCTTCATAATCTCTATGTACTAATAAGCCGTGATAACTAGCATCATACCATTCACCACCACCTTTTATATTATACATTGTAGGTTCTTGTATTTTACCGTTTTGGTCTCTCATCATCTTTGTCGGATGTGCTACTATAAACGTTAGAACGTCATACTTTTTACAGAACTGCTCGATTTTACTTAAGTAATCCATAGTATATCTATTAACATCATCTGACACAGCGTTTGTGTCTCTTATTTTATTATAAGGATCTATCACAAGGCATTTAATACCTTTACGTTTAACTAATTCAGCACCTTTACGCAATACAGAGTCTAGACTATATTTGTCCATGTCTATAAAATAAAAGTTATCGTTAACGTGTTCTGATACTTCCTTCCACCTACCGCCACCAATATCACTTGGCGATGGCATATCACCCCAACACTTACGCATAAGCTTGTGAGCATGTAAATAAATAGGTTGGTTTTCAGGACTAGCAAATGCTGTCTTCCAACCATACTGTTTATTATAGCCTACAACCATTTGGTCAACAAAATCAGACTTGCCGCTACTAGGTATGCCAGTAACAGTAATAAACTGACCAGTGTATGTACTGAATATCTCGTCAAAGTTATTGAGGCCAATTTGAAAGCCTGGTTTAAAACCGTTTTTAACAAAATCTTTAAGTTCACCTTCTACGTTTTTAAGTGTTGTTACGTTTTCTAATGGTACTTGTTGCGCTGTATGTATAGCACTTTTTAGATCTTCTGCGCCGTACTTAATTAAGTACTCGTTAGCATCTTTACAGTCTAAGAAATCTACTATATAACAGTTTTCTGCACCTAGCCTACGCACAAACTCTTGTTTGAGCATTTGTCCAGGTTCATCAGCATCTACCGCTAGAATTATTTTTACTTTGTCTTCAAAGTAATCAATACAATTATCAAGATAATCTAAGTTGTTGTGATTTAACGTTGCACCGTTAGGTACTGATATTACGTTAGGCACACCTGCCTCGTGTAACGATAAAACATCGATTTCACCTTCAACAATTACACATGTATCATTATTAACTATACTGTTAATATTATAAAATACTTTTTCTGCGCCCTTGTATAATTTAAAATTCTTTGCACCGTCACGATACTTAATATTGATAAGTTGATTACCCATAAAGTAATTAAACTTTATTGTGTTCTCTTGCTTACCAGTCTGAGGCATAAACTCAGGGCCTTCAGAAACATTTAATGCTTCTAATGTACCCTGAGATATTCCTCTTGACTTAAACCATTCTACAACTTTACTACTGGGTGCCTTATGAGTTTTTGTAGAAAAACTCGGGCGTACGTATTCACGGTCGCTTGCACCCTTACGTTCGTAAGTATGTAGTTGAAAAGTTGAGTTACAGTTGTGGCAAGTACCGAGACCACGTTCCCAATCATAAGAAGCACATTTAAGCTTCTGATTCTTAGGTTTCCTGTCGTGAGAACACAGAGGACAAATCCCCTGTGTCTTACCCACTTCAAGACCATGTTGATTGAACTCATCAATCAAAAATCCATTAATCTCTTTATTCTCTACTTGCATCTGTGTTTTTTAAAATGGTAAATCGTCTGCTGGTGCAGCTGCTGCTGCTGGTTGGGCCATTGCTTGCGCAGGTTGGCCATCTCTTGGAGCTGGTTCAACATTTGTACCATTGCTCCATACTACCTTTACATTACCTAGATAAATCTTCTCAGTCTTAGCATCTCTTTCCTCTTTCGTTTGTTGAACGACTACAGGACCTTGATTACCAAACTGATCTGTTTCATCATTAACGGTTATTGTAATAGGTAAGTATTTACCTTTTTTACCTTCGATAATTTTATCTTTAGGTATTTTAGTAAGGTCAATACTTGTAGCTATTATACTTGCCATATTAATAAGTATTTAATTGGTTAAACATTCTAGACATCTGTTGCTTTGTAGCACCTGTGCCTCTTCTTAAATTATCAACAGCTTTAACATGTGATTGATTATTGTAAAAGTTGTTGGTACTCGTTGTAACGCCTGATACGTCACAAGTTCTTTTTCTTGTTCTTGCCATATAATTAAAAATTAAAGTGTTTTACTTATGAAATATTGTTTCGGATTAAAATCCTTGGTTTTATAGAACAGCTCATAAGCGTCTTCTGCTCTATCGACCTTGTCTTTACCTGACGAATAAAACTCAGGCGAACAGTCAAACACACCTAACTGATGAGTTGTCTTATCAATTACTACAAACACCATATCATAGCCAAATAACTTTCTATATATGTATGCTTGTGAATCGTAATTATAACGATAAGCACTGTTCTTGAATTTTTGAATATCAGCTGTAGTTTTAATATCTACTACTAATCCATCTTCATGGTTAATAATATCAGCTTTTCCTTTCCATACGTATTTACCGACTTTATCTACACCCGGTACCTCGTAGTCAACATCTTTAGCTTGTATTAAACCTTTACACACATCGTTGCTCATCATCTTTTGAGTCATCAGTTCGATACGATCAACCTCGTGTTGTAATAAACATAGTTCTCCACCTGACATTTCTTTGTACATCTTTGTATTTCTAGTAGATGATTGTATTACTTTATACTTCTTAAGCTTATCTGGCTCAAGTATTGCAGTATGAAAGTAACCACCTACTAAAAATGCAGATGATGGTTTACTTGGTTCTCCAAACGCTAGTGGGTTAGTTAGTAACGTACCAATGTCTGAGTTACTCAAGTATTTCTTACCAAAACTGCCATAGTAATCTTCGTCATTACGTAGCCTTTTTAGTACGTCTTCTTTTTTCATTTATAATGTTGTTAGTTCTTTCTCTTGTTCAGGAGTAAGTTGATACTTTTTCTTGATTGCATCTATTTTACCACCAGACTGTATATAGCTTTTAGCCTTTTTAATATCGGCTAGCTTGTCTTTATGTGTGTTAGTTGCGTCACTGTCTTGAGTATCATCTATTAAAAATAAATTTCCTAAAGCATATTTCTTACCATAAGAAGATGCAGAGCCAAATTGCTGAGGTGTTTGCATACCTTTTTGATTAAGATCTACACCAACTATAGCTTTTGCTTTTAACGACATACCTTTGCCGTCGTGTATAGCAGCTGTAGTTTGAAGCACAGGAATAGGACCATCAGCAATTAACTTTTCGTTAACTGTGACTGTTATATCGTACTTCAATAAAAATGGTTTGATTGCTTCTAAGATGTCTTCGGCTGATCGGAAATAATATTTGCCGAAGGAGTTAAATCTACTCTTTTTCGATTTAAACTCAGTCTGGACTTTAGCCAGCTTCTGTTGTAAAGTTAATTGCATTTAATTTGATTTAGTCTATATATATAATTACACATTAGTGAAACGTATTTAAATTTATTGTTCACCATAACCTAAAGATAATCAAGCACTTGCGAGTGATCTACATTATCAATAAGCTTTTTAACAGCTTGTTTCTTGAGTTGTGAAACTCTTACATAAGAGCTACTGCCTTGCATATTTAATTTAGCTGCAATTTCTTTAGCACTATGCTTATCGCTGTTCAAACCGTAACTTAATGTTAATACATTATATTCTTTCTCATCTAAATACTTTCTTAATAAACTATCTAAATAAGCATTTAACATTTCTAAGTTGTACGGTTCAGATTTATCAGGTATTTGATAGATCATATCTTCATCTTGTTTTGGCTTTTCGTCTATACTTAAGAATATAGAATTAAAAAACATTTCAACCATCTTTTTATCTTTACCAAAGTTCCTACGTATCTCATTTAGTTTATGCTCAGGTATTCTCATGTCTCCACGATTAATATCTACAGCTCTACGTATGTGACCTCGTATTCTTTTTGATAAGAAAGATTTTAATGTTTTTTCTTGATCTTCTGATTCTTTTAAAACCATATAGTCTAATCTATCAACTGCTTTAACTAAGCCAGAATTACCTTCCTGTATAAGGTCTTGTATATCCATTACACCACTTGCTTGTTGTGATGTTGAGAATTTTCTAGCTAAATTTTCTACCAAAGGAGTAAATCCTATTATCATCTGTTCTCTATTCCAGATAGTAAAGTCTCCATCTTTTACCTTAGGTAGTTTATAAATTTTATATTCAATGTCTTTTTTCCACCGAATATAATTTTGTACATTATAACTTTTCATTTAATATTTGTTTTTCTCGTTTTAAATCATCACTCATGTGGCGATGCACTGTTCTTGTAGAGCAACTTAAAAGCTTGGCTATTTTACTAATAGTAATTTTTCCGTCTACCTCAACCATAGCATCGTATATATCATACTTGTCTATGCTTGGTCTACCTATTAGTTGACCTACGATTTTTAATTTCCCACTCAGGTCTAAACCAGAGTAAGGTTTGAATACTACTTTACGTAGCTTGTTTGCAGGTGGATCACCACCTTGGTTAAATACATCTTCTATCATATCATTTAATATTTTCTGTTTTATGAAGAAGGTTACAAAACCATTATCTTTATTTGCTATAAATTTAAATACAGAACGCATATCATCTTCTAATGATATTTCATCACCTTCAACTCCATCTATATTTAAATAATATAATACAAGCATGTGCCACTTTAATGATTTATATGTAGTTATCTTAGCCTTGCTGTTAAACAAGTGATAACATTCATATGTACCATCGGCGTAGTATTTATACTGCTCGGTTTCAATAGTAGGTACATCGGTAATAGGATCTCTCCTATATACGATGCGTCTATTATTTAACCATTTTAAATTTCTGTCTTGTGACATTTGCCTGTTACTTATTTATTCTTAATACCTTTTGTCATACCCTATTAATTCCAGTTTCACTGGATCCCATTTTCCATGCTTTATTGATTTATCAACTAATAAATCAATTCTATTATTCCACCTATGATGCATTCTGTCCATTACTGTCCATATGCCATCAAAACCGTCTGTACCTGTAATTCTGACTTTTGCGCCAAATATAAAACCTTGTTCTTCAAGATCTCTACTTACAGCTATCCATCTATGTTCACCAGGACAACATTCCATTATATGTGAACCTGATGCGGTTATAAAAGGGGTACTATCTGTCTGTTCCGGCACCGCGTGGTATATCGTCGCAGTAACCAAAATGCTTTTTAATAAATTTAGTATCATATAGTTTTTCTTTATTATGCGCTATATTTTTCTTCTCGTGTACGTAGTATAACCAGTACGCGTGTATAGCACAATCACGCTTATATTCATCTGGCATAGCCTGTGGTGGTTGACTAAAGCCAACGTTAAACATACCACCTGGAATTTTAGCCAGTTTATCTTTACATTTAGTTATTGTTAAATGTGTTTTACCATATCGTTTTGTATACTCATCACCAAGAGCTAACATATGTTGATATAACCAAGCATAGTTAGAAGCTGAGTAAGTAACCCACTTAGTTGATGGGTGATGTGGATGTGCCTTCTTATATGGAACATCAGCATCGTCACCCATAATTAAATGATGAGCTGTACAAAGCATTTGAGCTGATTCAAGTATCATCTTAACAACATGCTTGTTGTATTGATACTGTGCAGCTTTAACTGGATCTTCATCTAAATAAAATATATTCATAGTGTTTCTCGTATCATAATATCAGTTAGCTTATCACATAGCTGATCGTAATTCTTTTCCATAAAGTTATATTCTTGTTTACCGTTAATATCTACTGAGACCTTAAACAGTACTTCGTTTTTAAATTTTCTACTCATAGTTACGTATACATTTGAATAGCGGGTGTCTGTATGAACCTGCTTTAGTTCGTTGAAAATAAGTAAAGGTAGCACGCTGACCTATATAGTCATTAACTTTCAGTAACATATTTGCGAGATCCTTGTAGGTATAACCTTTGCCCGGCGGACAACCGAACTGTATACCTTCGTCATCTTGCATCAGGAACTTTCCGAGCGTGCCTTGTCGCTTACCCTTACCTAATTCATAACCTATGATGGTTGCTTCAGTATCGCTGAAGTCTTTGAATTTCATTAAGTCGTAAGACCTACCGTGCTTGTATAAGCCATCTAGCCTTATGATAGAGCCTTCGTAACCAGCTGCAAGATATTCTTTATGTAATGTTCTAGCATAATTGTAGGAATCTACGAGCTTTGCAGGAACATATTTAATACAGTAAGAGTATATGTCTGAGTTTACTAGATTATTCATACGAGTTTTGTAGCTGTCATACTGCACACCATCGAAATAATCGTAGCAATGAAACTGAGTTAGATTTTTAGCATCTAATCTTTGTTCATCGGTAGGCTTTTGCTTACGAACTAGTGATATAATTTTCTCGAAGTCATCTTTCAGATCATGATTGTATAACTCGCCATCGAGTATAACATCAGGTTGATTAAAGAAAAATGGTTTTAAACTATCGAGTATATGTTTTATGTTTTTAAATTCTTTACCTGTTCTTGAATATGCTTTTACGCTGAACGAGGCTAAGTTTTCTTGGCCAGGAAAATCTGACACGCGTTTTATTAGGCAGCGAACGCCGTCTAATTTAGGTTGTATATACACAGGTTGAGACCAGTCTACTCGTTTGTCGTCATACTTGTGTGCTAACATTGGTTTTATCATAGGTTATTTAATTTATTTTGTATTTGATCTAGTTTTCTTTTTATAATTGCTGCCTTCATGTATTCTTCATTACCTTCGTACAAACTCATTAATGTATGTAGTCTAGCCATTTCAGATACTAAGAACTCTTCTTCTGTTTCTTTAAAGGGCAATTGTCCTTTTATCAATTCACCTATAGTCATAGGAGTATTGTATTGATGCCAGTTTGGGCTTTGAGCTTTTTGTATTAGTTTATCTAATACTTTTTCAGCTAGCTCATCTATTATTTTTTCGTTGTTTATGAAACCCATATCGTTATTATCCATTTACTTTCGTATTTAGTCTGTATTAAAATTTTCATATACTTTTTCAAATCTTGTTTTACCATTAGCAAAATCAGTGTAGTCCATATCTTTCATGTACTTAGATATAATCTTTTCTGGTTTTAATACAAACACACATCTACTACTGTATTGATCGTAGCAACTAATCCATATGTCATCAGAATCACCTGTCCATATAATATAAGTATATTGGTGATCGATATTTTGATGGTCTGCGTATAAGTAGCAACTGTCATAGTAATGATCATGAACTAGCTTTGCAGCTAATGCGCTACCGTCTTGTCTAGCATTAGTGTGACACCAGTTTGCTAACTGTACACCTTGCCATTCAGGGTAACCATCATGATGTAAATACATATTTACATAGCTATTGTCAGCGTAAACTGAAGGGTTAGCAGCAAAACCTAAATCGTTTTGGCTTGCGTAGTCTCTATCTACTACCATAGTTAAATTTCTTGTACTCATTTTATTCCGCCTTTATTTATTGTTAAACGTATTTCTCTGATATAATCATGGAACTTACTCCACTTGTCAGACTCTTCTTCAAAGTATGAATGTTCGATTCTTCGTTTTATTTCTTTTTCTATAAGAGATAACAAAGTCACCATTACATCTTTACACATCATCTCTTTCTCTGAATAATGCGAAGCCTAGCTTTGCGTAATTTATTATATCGCCAAACCTACTAATCATAGGTTCTGCCTTGTTTAGATCATGGTTGCTAACGTGAGCTGCAACTGAGCTAATTTGCTTATCGAAGTAAGCATACCACACAACTAGAGGATCTACATTTAGCTTTTTAGCCGTAGATTTAAAGTTGTTAAGTACATCATTATCCTGCATAGTATATTCAGGACCTTTCTTGTTCATTGTTTCTTGCGCGTAATGATCTAACTCATGTACTAACGCGTTAAATTGTTCTGTCGTCATATTAGTCTAGTAATGTCATATAAGCTGAAGCATTGTTGGTTCTAAACCAGTCTAAGCCTCTTCTCATATCGTTCTGTAAATTAATTGTATCAGGGTGCATTATATCATCGCTAAATTGTGTAGCTATTGTAAACTCTGCACCTTTAATAAAGTCATACATACTTAGCTCAGCACCTGTTAACTTGCATTTGTCACCTGTAAAAGGGTTAGCTACTGTATCACCTTCGTTATACCACATACCGTGGAACCATTTAGGTTTTTCTTGTTTATTTTTTGTCTTCATAGTAATCGCCTGAGTCTAATAACTCATCTTTTAATTCGTTAAACTTTTCTTCGTATATGTCTTGCCACCATTGTTCAAGCTCATGGTTAAATTCGTATTCCATATCGTCCCATATATGAGACTCTACCCACACATCTTGACCATCAGTCAATGCTTCAATAGCTTGTTCTGACCATGTAGTATAATCTTCATACTGATAACCATCTTGTGAAATATAAGGTTTCTCATCATAAGTACACCAGTATATATCGTAGCCATCAGCTGTTGATTCACTGTATACTTTTAGGTTGTGTGATTTATCTGACCATGTAGTTTCAGTATCTAGTTTACCACCATATTCTGTAGTTATATATTCTAATAGCCAAGGTGCATCTGGTTCTTCCATGATACCATCTGCTTGTAGCTTATCGTTGACAATATCGTCTGTTAGTAATTCTGCCATTATTTATTAATTATATTATCGCCATACATAAAGTCATAAGGTGACATTTTGTAACTGCTTAGATTAGAATACGTTATTAGTTCTGATAAGTCTCTCATTGTAAGCTCTGACCAAGTCATCTTAGACATAAGAGTATACTTAAGTAATTTAGCGCTGTCGTATTTTCTAGCACTAGCTTGCAACTCAGTTTTAACATTGGGTTTTAGCAAGTCGTAAATTGATTTTAGTTTATTCATTGTTATTATTTATTATTTAATTATATTATCCGACATGCGTCGTATTTACATTGTATTGTGGACGTGGCAGGAGTCGAACCTGCACTTTAGTACCGTAGCACGCCCATAATCCCTCACTTGTTTTCAACTCAAACGTTACTGAGTATTCCCGTGAGGGAGACAGAGATAGAAGTTTGGGACTGGTAGTTTCTAGAATTGTCGTTTATACCCAACTTTCTGTTTTGACGCACCACGATCGAGCTAATGCCCCGGTAATCGCCTAACGTGACCAGTATGCCGCCACTCTGTCTTATTTCAACCGAAGTTAATCGGATTTACTGCGACTTACTACCTGCTTTGTACCACATGGGTGCATCGCTGCGCATATATTATTTTGTTTTATTATAGATCTCTAATGCTTTTTCAATATCTTGAATATCATAATCTATTAATATTTTATAAGCTTTTTTAACATTACTTACTATTGCTTTATTTTCTTCTTGCATCTCGTGCCATTTTTTTATTGAATCACTCATCGTAGTATTTATTAGTTGTTACATCTAGTTTATTAGCTATGTGACGGCCGACCAGTCTCATGAGATAACTATGAGCTTCGTTTATTGTATTGCCCTCACTGGTTTCTGGTAAGAACTGGCCGATCTGCCAATCACATTGCTTGTAAATTTCATCTATTATATCTGTAGCTATTTCTTGTGCTACTACATCCATTTGTTTTATCTTTGCCATATTATTATCTTAAGCATGTTCCGTAACCTCGTCTAGCGCCAAGCTTTCTTACACGTTTCGCCTGACTTTTTGGCATGATTTGAATAGTATTGCCGGTTTTATGGTATGTGATTGCCACACAGCCATATGGTTCAGTGGTCGAACAGTCGACGCAAGAGGTATAACCTAGTGCGAGGCGCTGCGGAGGTATTATATTTTTACATTTACATTTTGTCATCGTATATATTATCCGAATTACTTCGTATTTGTATTGTAATTTCTAAGATAGTATTCTAACATATAGTTCATTCTTGCAAGCTGAGACCATATTAAAGCTCTCGCTGTGCCTACATATTCGTTAGTTTTTAAACCATTTTCAGTTAAGAAAGTAGTTCTTCTGTTCTGCTTGTATTGTTTGTTTAGTTGATATGGTGAGTAAGTACCGTTCTGTTTTCTTACTGTACCACTTTTAAAGCAAGCTAATCTAAGATTACCGTTGTAGTATCTTGGGTGTGATGGAACAGGAAATTCAAATTCTCTTGTACCATTTAACGCTTGTCTTTGCGTAGTTACTTCTTTAATATTATACTTAAGGAGCAATTGTCTTGCAAAAGCATTTTCTAACGCTTCTTGTTCTTGTTGCCAAGTTTGTTTATTTCTCATAGTTATTTAATTTAATTTAGTTGCGGAAGGTGGATTCGAACCACCGACCTCAAGGTTATGAGCCTTGCGAGCTGACCAGACTGCTCTATTCCGCCGTATATTCTTTGCGCCATGACATATCATCGCCATGTGGTGCATATTTATTCCAGTGATCTACTACTTTGTTAGTCCAACCACCATATTCTTTGTCAACTGCTTCATTAATTAGCTCTAGTTGTCGTCTACCTGACTCGTAAGATCTATTGTCATCACTCATACAGTAAGTAAAGTCATGTTGCTTGATCATTTCGAAAGCAGGTAAGTCGTCGTAGTATATTTTTTTATGCATAAGTTCTATTATTTATTATTGTAAAAGCAGGGTAACTTCTGTATTTCTTGTCCGCACTGTCATAATATCTAGTGTTTGGAGCAAATTCTAGCACTTCGATGTCACCATTAGCATATTTTAGTATAGCGTTTTGTGGTTGGCCGAGTTGATTGTAGTTTGTTAATTTTAGTTTATTCATATCATTTATTTGTATTATTATCCAAATATCTTCGTATTTAAATTGTAATTTCTATTAAATTTATCATACCATTCATCTTCTACTAGCATTATTTCTTGTCTAGTTAGCTTAATTATCTTCTTACTCTTGTATTTTCTAGGCATAGTAGTAATCAGTATATTCTTCAACAGTTACATATTTTTCTAACTCGTTAGAGTATATCATACCATCTATTACATGCTCGTCATTAAATGACCACACTTTTTCGTGTTTAAATTTTCTCATAGTTTATTAGTTGATTTATAGAACTCTATTCTGTCAAGAACATCTTGTCTAGTTATTTTCTTTTCCATTTGTAATAGTATATCGCTTGACATATCTATTTCTTTACCGTTTTCACACGTCAATATCCACTGCATAATTATATAGTTACGCCGTTAAACAGTATTTGATACCACATGAATACTATTCCTGTTATCGCTAGTGGCATTAAGAAACCGAAAGCGATGCCTTCAAATATTAAGTCAATAACTGACTTACCTTTTACATAGTTGTACACTTTATTGTACGTGAATTTAATTTTACTCATAGTTATTATATTTATTTAGTTATATTCGTTATATATTGCTAGAACTTCTCTTTGTTCTGCTTTAGTTAGTTGAAAAACATTCTTGTTAGGAAATAGTTTTCGTGAAATCATTATTAGTTGAGTTTGATTGTACATTATTATTATATTTATTAGTTAGTTTACCTTCTTCTGTGAAGTGACCGTACAGAATACCATTTACTCTGTACTCGTTAGTTATTTTATTCATAGTTGACATGAGTAGATTCGAACTACTTAGTGATACGTACCAATTTGGTCACACCGTTTTACACACTATACCGTAATGTCAGTTACTTGCTCAACTTTATTTATACTCGAGAGAACACAGCTCGACGCCGAGTGAGATGTAAAGAATTAGTTATTATACTAACTCTTTATCTCTAAGTACTAATGGAATATTATTAGTAGCAGTGTAGCTTTTGTATTTAGACCAGCAAGCTAAGTTGGTTAGTGTATCTTTCATTATTGAAAATACTTTGTCGTGATTGTAAGTTATCTTGTCACCTTTTTTGTTAGTGAATTCGAATGTTACATTTTTTCCGATTAGTGATTGTCTTACGACAAATCTTTTAGTAGTTAAGTTACTCATAGTTTAAAATTTAATTGTTATTATTATTATTATTTAGTTACATTTATATTATCCATATTGAGTCGTATTTACATTGTATAAAAGTATATGTTTTATTTAGTAAATGTTTTAGTGTTTCTATTATACCACACTCTCTCTCTATTTCTAATTTAGTTTGTTTCATATTACATATATATTATCCAACTACACTCGTATTAACTATGTATATATTAATATATAGTTATACAAAGGCTATACGTGGTGAAGCGGATAATATAACTGTACTGCATGGGTGAAATGCTATACACCGAGCGGCCTAGTATAACATGTGAAATATGTAGGCGAAACATAGTTAGTAATAAATGCTATACACAGATGCGCATCGGTATATATAGGGTATGAACGCGGTGATATCCGGCAAGGTGGGGCTGGGTAAATATAATTGACTTTCCTTTTATTGTAAAGGTGAAGAGGGGTAGGGGCTACCCTATACCTCAAAATATCTTATATTTTTTTTGTGACAGTAGCTATATAGAGTATACTAGTAATAGGCAAGTGTCACCTTTTTAAATTTCCACTTAACTATGTGATTATTCCTGTATGGCAATAGCAAATTCACAAGGGCTCAGTCCCGCAGCATTAAGAAGAAAGAGAGCAAGGGACAAGGCAGCGGCTATGACGCCTGCTAGACGTAGGAAGAAAGCTGAGAACCAAAGGATAGGTCAGAGAAGTGATTCTGATTTACACCATACACCAAGTGGAACTGTTCGTAGAACATCTATTGCTTATAACCGAGCAACTCACGATAGAGGTGAGGTTGCATAACTAATTTTTTAACCTAAATACCAAAATTATGACGTATTTTTATTACAAGACTAGCAGTATGCCTAGTCAATCCAAAGTTAATGATGAAACCATTGCAGCGTGGAAGCACCTTGCAGAGAAGAAAAACTGGCGTATAGTCCAGTTACCTAATGGTTACTATCAAACCGAATACCAAGACATCGAAACAAACGATAAATGGTATGACGTCACTAGACGTGAAACAATAGAAGGTGCTGAACAAGCAGTTGACGGTAGTGTAGATCACTACAGTAAAAAACTAGAGTTTGTGAAAGGACCTAAAGTTGTTAAAACATTT